GGTGGGAGCTTTTGGAAGCCTTCCTTTCACACCTTCAAGTATTTCTTCTGATAAGATTTGTTGTCCTCTTGTCATTTTATTTTCTCCTTTCCTTTTTACTCTTTCCCCATTTACTGAAGGAAAGTTTTCGAGATGGTTTACTTTTTGTTATCTTGAAAAGCTTCATCTTAATAATTCAACCAGCTTCGATCATCTCCCCCAACCATATCCCCTTCCTCTTTTAAGAAGGTGAGATCATGCTTGGCTGGATCGAGATACTCTTTCTCTGCTTTGGGAGTCTCTTTATCTTTAAACTGTCCCAGCTTCTGGAGGAGTGACCCAACATTGTAAGCGTTCCCTAAACAGAACACCCCAATCATAAATGCCATCACCAAATCATCATGGCAATTATAATCAGCTTCTCCACTGTTGTTGGTGTTACGGACAAAGGAGAGCATCTCATCAATCAGTTCTTCTGAGTTAATTTCAAGGATGCCAGCGGTAAGACAGGTGGAAAGATAAGAGCAAGCGATGGGTTTGGTGCTCACATTAGTTTCCCATCCAAGTTTACTCGTCCGTGCATTTTTAAACCTATCAATATACTCCCATTGATAGATGTTCCAATAGATATGTTTGAGTTCTGCAAGAGTGGTAAGCCCAGGATGCTTACATTCTGGCACCGCTAACCCATCATTATACATCCTCCCTACCGCTGCAATCGTCCCAGCAAAGAGGGTTGGATCAATATACCCCTTCCATTCTGCAACCTGTTTGATGAGAGGAGAACCTTTTGGGCATCTTAATACCTCAATGGTGGATGGGTCATTCCCAACCAGTCCCTCTCCAACATCAGCAGCGATGACATAATCATATCCATCTTTGGGAAATTCCCAGATGGAGAAGCTACCACTTTCATTCTCAACAAATCCAAATTCTCCGATATCTCCCACCTTCATCGGAGGTTTACATTGATTTCTTAATTTGAGAAGGAGACGTTTTGAGAGATAAGGGGTACCTTTTGAGATGAAAGCTTCTTCGTCATCAGAAGGGTATTCTTGATGGAACTTGTCAACATCATCATCAAAATCAAGAATCTTACTTCTTCTCCAATTAAGCTGTTCCCCTGTAGCATGGAATTTCTGCATAAGATAAAGCTCTTCCTCATCAAGAGTACCAAGGAGATCAACCCTTTCTTGTTTGCCTTGGAAGGGTTTGGTGTATTCAGGGAAAGTAAGCCAACCAAAAAAGACAGGATAGAAATTGGAATATTTTCGAGGAGAATTTAAACTCTTCTTTGCTTTCTTCCATTGCTCATAAAAGAATCCCTGCCTTCCATTTCCTGTTGACTCATACACCTTAACTGTCCCAGGGAGGTCTTGGATGGAGGGAACGGTTGAGGTTATGAGTATTTCAGCATTTTCGTAGTAGGCAACCTCAGAGAAATGACCAAAAGAATATCCTCCTGAACGTGAGGCTGTTCCTGTGTTAGCAGAGAAGACCTCCATGAAGGATCGTAAGCCTGGATTGGTGAATCGCTCCTTATCATTTGGATTCTCAAAAACAAATTCTGTCTTTGAGGAGTATCTTTTCATTGGACGAAATGCTTTTGGTAGCTCATCATAGAAGAGTTTTGCCATTCCAAAAATCTTCCCAAGAGATGGTTTATCATGGGTGACAATAAAACCACCTGTATTTGGGATGGTGGTGGTTTGGTGAAACTGTCTTCCATCTACATATGTAGAGCAACCAATCCTTCTATCTTTAAGGATAATGACCCGAACCATCCCTGTTGTTTTAAGCTGCCACTCCCATACCTTATGGAGGCGTTCTTGCTCAACGTTAAAGATGAAAGGGATAATCTGGCGTTTCTCAGTTCTTATTTTGAGAAGGTTCTCTGAATAATAACGGAAATTACTAATTTTGGTTAGATCAATCTGCGTCAACATTTGATTCGCTTTGTTCTACTTTTGGGAGTGCTTCTTCAATTGATTTTAAAGGTTCAAAATCTTCTTCTTTATCAATCAGACCAAAAAGGAGATCAGCTTCACTTGAGGGAGTCTCATCATCTTCCTCTTGAGGAGAGCCTTCAGAGAGGATGTCCTCAATCTGATCAACCTTTTCTGGGAGGGAGGAGAGGGGAGTTCTGATTGTCTCCCTGATTGTCACCTCTCTTAACCTCTCCTCATAGCTTTTCCCTTCCTCAGTCTCTCCCCCATTTCCTCCATTCCCCCCATTTACTCCACCAATAAGCTTAACAGCTGACCCTACCACTGCATTAGCAGCTTTTAATTTAAGCTCTGTTGGGTATCCATTAGAGGTATTGAGGATATCTCTATAAAGTTGTGTCCCCAGTTTTGCCCCTTCAAGGAGATTCTCTTGGATATCAAAGATAACTTCCTCCCTTCTTAAAAGCTTCTTTTTTAACTCTAACCTAAAAAGAGGGGAATTGATAATGATGGAAAAGCGAGAAGAAGTAATCCCAAACTCCTCCCTAATCTCCTTTGGAGCTTGGCCCAAGACCATCCTATTCATAATCTCAATAAGACGTGGGGTGATTCGTTTTACCCTGTAAGGTTGTAAGGATGATGCATCCATTTAGAGCTCTCCCTTTACTAATAAGTATAATAAAGTTTAAAAGGAAAGTCAAGAGAAATCTACCCCCCTAACTACCCGAAACCATTAAAGAAAAAATTTTTATGGCAGAGGTTAGCTATGATTAGCCCTTCTATCCTTCCTCCTATTCTGAGCATAACCAAAAAAAATTTTTGATGAGAGGGTAATTTCCCCCCCCACACCCTCTCCGCTTTCCACCTGGTACTATACACTATGTTTTGGGATGGGGTTTTTTGTTTGGATTATGAGACAGGAATATTTAATAAGAAATCATTGGAAGGAATGAATTGAATGGAAGGAATTGGAGAGAAAAAAAGGGAAGCAAGAATGTTAATTGCTTCCCTTATTTAATATATTAAACTGTTTGTTTACTTCCCAAACCCATGAGACTTCATTCCTTTTCTTATTTCTGCTTGCTTTTTAAGCAAGGCTTCGACTTCGTCAGCGGCTTTGTTCTGCCCAAGTTTACGGAGTGAGGTCACAAGTTTTTCACTTGCTTTTTGGGCTTGGACTTCAGGATCTCCTTGTCCCTTTCCTGCTTTGACGGCGTCAGTTTTAATTCGCTTTGCTGTCCATATTGCATCAAGACAGTCGCTCTCCCCATACATTTCTTTAGCTTGTGTCATGTTTAAAGGAAGAGGCAAGTCATATACAATGGGCTCGACCATGTCCGCATTTTTAAAGACACGTCTTTCAATGTATTCCTTTTCATTGTCCTTAACAATGCCTCTTTTCAAAGTTAATGACATGAATTTTCCGTCAACCAGTTTTCCGTCATTAGGCAATTTTTTTGCCTCTTCCAAAGTCATTTTACTGAACTCATTTACTTTCGCTTTTTCCATTCTTTTAACTCCCTTCCATTTTAAAATATTGTTTTAGCATGATTGCCTTTTCCTTTTTTGTCATCCCTTAAAATTGCATACAATGTACAACATTGCTTTAAGGGATGCACTATTTAATTATGACTTAAATGTATCACATCCCTTTTCTTTTGTCAAGTCTTTTTTTCATGATCCTAAGTTTTTCTTTTCACAAAGTTTATGTCATTATTACAATAATGAATTGCATAAAATATGCCACTCTTCCAAACTTTCTTCGATCCCACCTTCCATTTTAGCCTATCATCCAGACCTTAAAGGGAAAAGTGGTAGCGATTTTCTTTAATAATAACATAAGGTTAAACTTTTCTTCTCTAAGTTACTGCCACCTTATCTGTTAGTATGCTTCCTAACTTATTGAAATGACTAAGGAATACCCTTATTTGTAATGGATTACTTATTTTTAGCCCGCTTTCCTCTTCTTCCCACCCACCCTTTCCATCTTATTATTGCTACCCTTTACTTTGAGATTATGATCCTTATTATATATATTATTTATAATATATAGTAGATGATAGATGATAGAGAGAGAGGAGGAGAGCGTGTCAAAAGGTGACGCAGGATGAGAAGAGGAGAGTGCGTCAAAAGAAGTGGGAAGGGAAAGAGAGAAGCGGGGGTAAATTAAGCAATCTACTACATAAAAGGGTATTCTTTAATTATTTCATTATGTTAGGACATATAGTGATAGATAAGCCCACAGTAACTTAGAGAAGAAAAGTGTAAGTTATTGAAATTATTAATAAAAATAAGGCTTGACAAATAACAAATGAATTGTTATACTTATAATAACTTCAATAAAGAAAGGATGATAAGATGAAAAAGAGAGAAGAGAATACTGTAGAAGAGAGATTTATAAAAGGAGATCTAATAAGGAGTTTAAGAGAGGAGGGGTTTAAGATAAGCAAACCTATCTGGCCAAAGTACCTCCTTATCTCACCAGTTGGAAAGATTATATTTGCAGAGATTAAGATGGCTGGAGGGAGGGTTTCAAAGAGACAGCTTTCTACACTCACCTTATTAAAGCAGTTAGGAATGGGGACAGTTATAATTTATAAAAAAGGTTCTGTAAGAGGAGAAGGGATGAAGGAGAAAATGGTGAGAGAGCAACTGTTAAAGAAGGCAGTAACCTGGGGAGATAAGAATGAAGAGATGTTTGAAGAGTTAGCAGAACAGAAGAAGAAAAGATTGGAAGAAGGGATCGAAGAGGGAGATCTTCTTTAAAGCTATCCCTTTTCCACCTTGTCACCACCCTGTCACCATCCACAAAGGATTGGCAAGTTTTCGTTGCATTTTTAATACATTTCTAATTTTTTAAAAGTATTTTAATTCCCTTGTCATTTCAATGACTTACAACGAAAATAGTTCTTGACATTCATTTCCATTCCATTTTATAATGGACGTAACAAGGTTGGGGAACCTATTAAGATCACTAAACAGTTAAATAAACATCAATCAAACAGAAAGAAGGGAGGTGAATAAGCATGATAGACTATTTAATCATCGGAGTTTCTCCTTGTGAGGAGGATTGTAGTCATGTTGGTAGTCAAGATTATCCAGAGAGATCCCGCAGAGAGTGTCAAGTTTTTCTCTATCAATTAAAGAGACAATTTAGAGACCCACCCACTGGTGCCAGACTCATTATCAAAACATTTCAACATGATTTTGGGAGTTATAGAGAGGTTTGTGTTGAGTTTGATGACACAATCAGGGAAGCATCTGAGTATGCTTTCAAACTGGAGGGTAAGACTCCCCAGAGATGGGATGAGACAGCAAAAAAGGAGTTAGGGTTATGATGGTAACAAAAGAGCTTTTTTGGGTGGCAATCATTACTGTTGTCTGGTGCTGGTTGTTACATCAGGTAGCAATGGTGATTGCAGGATAGAGAAAGAAGGGAGGTGAGAGAGGATGCAGAATATTAATATGGTTGTTGTTAAAGAGAAAGATGGAGAAGAGAATTTAATTATCACAATTAACCTATCAAAAGAGTTTGGGAGATCGAAATCTGGAAAGTCAACCATCATCGCTACCACAGCAGGAAATGTTTCTATTCCAGATCACACAGACATCCATCTTGGATTAAACCTCTATCGGAAGTAGGAAGAAAAGATGATTATTGATCTCTCACCATCAATGCAAGAGAGGGTGACAGAGTGGAAGAGGATGGGACATAATATCGATCCCATCCTTATCCATGAGTGTGGTTATTATCCAAGGGGAGGATGCCAATATTGTCTGTTTGATTCCCCCAATCCAAATTGTCGATGGGGTCACATCCTCATTGACACACGCATCAATCCTTCCATTCCATCCTCATCAAAGCATCAAAACAAAACAGGAAGAAAGGTGATTAAGGTAGAGGTACTTCTCTCTCGATTGCCCGAGGAGGTTAGGGAGGAGATTAGGAAGATCGTTAATGAAGGGAGATAAAAATGTCAAGAAAGAAAAGTTATGATGACGATACCAGCTTTGACTGGATTTGTGATTACTGTGGATTTGCAGGGATGGGGGAAGAACCAGAGATTTGTCCTGAATGTAAATATAGAACAGATATGTATGATATGTATGAGTAAAAGGGAGGTGACCCAGCATGAAGCAGATGCAAGTGATAAGCTATGAGTATCCCAATCAGATAAGGCTTCAAATCTCAAACGTTACCTACACCTATCAAAGCTCTGAGTTCTTCTGCAGGAAGTTTCTCTCTTGTTATGCAGAAGGTGGTAGATTCAATGCTTTGAATTGGTTTAAGAGGATGGCAAAGGTGGTTAAGAAGGAGGTGGAAAAGAATGAGTCTTTCAACAGGTAATAAGGTTACAATCCTTCTTGATTTGGATGAGATACAGAGCCTCTTAAGGGTGATTCATATAGCACAGGATATGGATTACCATCTTTCCAGAAAACAGTACCAGTGTTTTCTTAAACTTGAGAAGAAGTTGGAGGTGAAGAGGGAAAGAGTTAAGCATGATATCACTTTTGAAAAAGATCAGAGAATGTTTAAAGTGGAAAGGGATGAGCAAGAAGGACAGGAGAGAATAAGATGAGAAACACAAAGTTTGCTGCTGAGAATAACTTCTTCATCGAATGCTGTGAATCAGCAAAGACTCCTCCCACAAAGAGGCAAGCATCTAAGTTTAGGTTGGAGAAAGGGATAGCGTTTCAGATGAAGGGAGAGATGATTAGGCAGAATCTTCTCAAAAAAGGAGTGATTAAAGATGGAAGGTTATAAGAGAATTAAGATGACAAGTAGGTTTCCAAGAGGAGCTTATCTTGATGCTCTCCTTCTCTCAGAGAGACACCAAAAGAAGGAGATTTTTGTGGAGGTTGAAAAGGTTCCACTTTGGAGAGAGGTGGTTAGGGTCTCTGAAAAGGTAGTTAGGAGGAGAGGGAAATGAAGGTTGAACTTGCTCTGTTTGATGTTGAGAAAGTGTGGAGAGGGTTGGTTAAGGTTGATGGAGAGTTATTCAAAGTCTACCTCTTTCCAGGGAGTGCAACAAAAGAGTGGGAAGCTGTTTTGATGAGTGGAGATTTTGTTGAATGTTCTCCAAAGAATAAGCTGACACAAGCGATTGAGAAAGGTTATGGGGAGTATATCAAAGCGGGTCAAAGTTTGACACAGTTGGAGGTGGATAAGTTGACAGAGTTAGTGGCAGGGAATCAGGAAGCGTTGGAGGAGATTAAGAAGGTGTTGGAGGGAGGTGGATTAGAATGAAAGTTTTTGTTGTTGAAGTAATAGAAAAAGAAGGTATTGATATGATGGCTCTTATCACAAAAGCATTGGACGACTACAGCGTTGAGTGTATTATATTTGATTATGATGGTTACATAGAGGGAGGTGAGCAAAGATGAACAAAGAACGTCTATTTTCAATTCTGCAAGCAAGACAAAAGAACAATGAAGAGTATTATCAAAGCAGACTTCAACGTATGGTCGTATTAACAGCAGAACAAGCAGCTCTAATTGAAAGATTAGAGATACTGGAAGCAGAGCCTATACTCACTGATTCTACGATCATATTTGAGTTCAGCTCTAACCTTGAGGCCTCAACCTTTACTGGAAAACTGTTAGGGCTTCTTCCAGAGATAGAGAAGTTTCAGAAGGAGATGACTCACCTATGGTCTGATAAGCCTCGTTGGGTATGGAAAGGACAGGTTAGAGAAATCACGATTGAGGTTATCCCTGCAAGCAAACCAGAGGATTGCACATTAAGACAGACTGTGACTCCGTTAACAAGCTGGAGTTGTGAGAAGAACGAATGATAAACAGTGAACCATTAAAGAAAGGCAACCTCATCTTCCTCAAATCCACTCTGGTTGATCTCTTCTACATCGTTAAGGGGATGGAAGGGGAGGGAATTGTAATCGCAAGGAAGATTGACTCCCCTCCATCTCAGTGGGAGAAGCTCTCTCTTGATAAGGTGGTTAAGCTGGCAGAGGAACAGGAGAAGCTTCTTCCACCTGATGTTGCCACAGCGATTGAGGAACAGAGGAAGGTTGTCTTTGCACCACCAAAGAGCGGAGGGAAGAAAAAGAAGTCTCTTGATAGGATGATGAAAGGGTTACCAAAAGAGGGAATTGAAGAGATATTAGCGGTGTTAGCAGCAGCAGGGGTGGAAGAGGGAGGTGAGGGAGAATGACTGAGCAAGAAGAGAAAGAGTCTCTTTTGGGTAAAGTTTCAATATTAGCAGAACTGGCAAAAATCGGAGAGGCAATAACGCAGAATCAAATAAGAGAAACTATGCATCTGGTAGCAGATTTATTTATTGGGTGCCTCTCTGTCTTTGCAGACTGTCTCCCACCTGAGAGACGGGATGAGTTTATTAAAGGTGCTATTGATGCTGCTTACAAAGACCTCATGATTATACAGCAGAAAAAGAAAGGGAGAGAGGTGGTGTTTGGGGGAGATCAAAGTGAGGGGAGGAGGTGACAACTGATGAATCAACCAATCAAAATCGGTATTGAGAGTAAGATGTTTGATAATTTTTCATTAGACTGCTATCGAAACTGCCCTGAGTATTATCATAAAAGAATAGTTCAAGGGGTGATTAAACCTGGAGCTAAAAAGATAGCTGCTGATTTTGGAACGTGCATCCACCTCTCTTTAGAGCATTTCTATAAGAATGGGATGACTGACAAAGCTATCCAAGAAGCAATGAACCTCTTTCTTTCCTCTTTTGAGAAACTCCAAGATGACACCGATGACAAACGCACTCTGGGAAAGGGGCTGGAGATACTGGGAAAGTATTTCTCCCGCTACCATCATGAACCATTCAATGTAGTGGATACAGAGGTGGGAGGGGCGGTTGAGTTAGGGGACTATCTTTACACCTTTAGGATTGACCTTATTGCTGAGTGGCAATCTCCAAAAGGGATATATGGGTTTGATCATAAGACAACCTCTTCCCTCTCCAGGATGGTGGTTAAGCCACACAATCAGGTGGCGGGTTATGTTTATGTTCTCAATCAGCATTATGAGAATGTGTTGGGATTTATCCTGAACACGATTGGAGTTTATAAAGCAACAGAGGAGATGGATAAGGGGGCTCCAAAGGTTATCTCTCCCAAGACTGGTAAACCTATCTATGCTATGAAAGAGAGAGAGATATTGGTAAGGATGCCTACCTCTCGATCACAGGTTGAGGTGGATCAATGGAAGAAGGAGACAATCTATCTTATTCATCAGATTGAAGAGTGTCAGAAGGAGGGTGTCTGGCCAAGGAGAACCAATTTCTGCACCGCTTATGCCTCTAAGTGTCAATATCTTGACCTATGTCAGGCTCAAGAACCAGAAAGGATACTGGATGCGTTGATTGCAAGTGAGGTTTATGCTGTTGATCCGTGGCAACCTTATAAGAATGAGGGGGAGGTTGTGGAGGAGGAGGTGGGATAAGATGAAAACTAAACCCTGCCCAAAGTGTCAGAGTAAGATGATCATCTCCATCAAGGGATGGATGTGTCTGAGATGCTTTGAAGTTGTTGGGTTTAAGGAAGGAGGTGAAACAGAATGAGTGCTTACCCGAGACCAATCCACTGTACAGATTGTGAAAGGGATTTTACCCCTGAGAGAAATGGTGTTTGACTTTTAGAGATGGCCAATTTTGGGCCTTACAAATTATGGCCAGCTGATCTATGGATGTGTCATGGATGCGGGAAGAAGATTATTTCTGGTTATAGTCAGAGAGGGATAGAACATCATGAGAAAGATTTTGAAGTTCTTTTAGAGCAGGCAAAGAGGTCTGGTTATCTTTATTATAATTATACGAAAGGAGATTAACCGTGTCAGAGTTTACCTGTCAACAAGGTCACTTATTATCTTCTCATGAAATGATCAAAGGAAGATGTTACTGTGGTGCAAGAATTTGTAGAATGGATGGGATGTCAGGGAGGGAGTTGGCTGAGATAGATAAAGAATGGGACAGGAAGGTTAGAGAGCAAGAGGAAGAAGAGGAGGAGAAAGATGCCTCTTTATGAGTATGAGTGTTCTCAGTGTGGTTATGTAGGAGAGACAATGCTCCCTTTATCAAGATGTGATGAGGAACAATATTGTCCTACCTGCTTAATTCGAGATGAAGTAGAAATAGTTTTAAAGAAGCTGTTTAATAAGCTAACCACCTCCTGGAAGGATAAAGATCGTAAGTGGGGAACATCCCTCTATCGAAAGCATGATGGGAAGGAAAAGGTGAAAGCCCCAAAGATGCCAACTTACATTCCAAGAGGATTAAAATAGGATGAACTTGCAAAGATTAAATCAGATATTGATTGGAAAGGGTGGATTGACAAAAGACCAAAGAGTCCGGTCTATGAGGAATGACGGCCAGTGGTGGCGTTGCGGGGAAATCATTCCGTGGAGAGCTGAGGAAAGATTATATTGCAGGAGTATGAATAGTTCCTGCCCGACCTGCCTTGAAAGGAGGGGAAATGAATAAACCATACCTGCTTGACAACGAACCAATGACGGCGGAAGAACTGATTCATGCAGCTGTAAAACTTGACCATTCATATTTCTGTCAATGGCTTAGACAAACATCTGTGGCAACAATCATTTTACGATCACATGGGCATATCGTGGAGGAGAATATCCTGCCCGACCTGTTTCAAAAGGAGAATTTATGAGAAGATGCCCTAATTGTGGTAGTGAATTAGTACCCGATGAAGATTGTAATGGAAATATAGTTTATAGGTGTTTGAACTGCACGACTATTGTTACAAAAATCTAATACAGGTCGGTGGCGAAAGCCTGGTGTGGAGACGACTATGAAAAGTAGCAGGGAAGCAGGGAAGCAGGGATGCACGGGAATCCTGCCCGATCTACCCTCTAATGAAGGGAGGAGAAGATGTATTGTGTATGTGGAAGAGAACTTACTTCAACTGCTGCAAGTTGTTGGGAAACTTCTACGATAGATTCTCAGGGTAAAGTTATATCTGGAACCTGCATCCACGGAAAATACTTTCCTCCAGTTAAGGAGGGGAAGATGATTCAGGATGAGAGATATAAATTTCCTAACGCCCCGATGGATGACTGGATTAACGTTGGTAAATTTGATGATTTTCTAACTGGGAAAAAGCAATTAATCATTTATGCCAATACAAGCCAAATGGTATGGCATATGGGAGTGATAAACTAAGGAGGGGAAAAATGAGTGCAAACATAGGTACTTATGAGTTGATAATGAAGTGGAATGAGGCTAAGCAATCTGTTGAGAGTTTAAAGCAAAGACTCAACTCAGCAGAATGTGAATTGAGCAATGCGACCAGTAAACTTGGTGATAATCTTTTCCCTAAAGATGCTATACCCAATGAGATGTTTGCTATCTGGGTTAATGGAGAGAAACTTGGTATACCTGGAGATGTATTACTTCAGGTCTCTGTGTTGAACGGTAATTATAAGGTTACTCTACGAAAGTAGCTCATTGGTCGTTAACTTAATCTTAAAGGAGGAAAGGATGAGCAAAAAAAATATCGTCTTAATAAGTGAACCAGGTGCTGGAAAGACCACCTCTCTTGAGACTCTCCCAGGAGGAACAGTTGATTTTAATACAGATCCTGGTGGATGGAAATCTTTGGAGAGGGAGGGAGCTGCATTACAGGAAGCGTTGAAGGTTGGAAGGAAACCAAAGAAGTTAATCCATGCACCCAATCTTAGAGAATGGTTAAAAGATCCAAACAACAAACTCCAACCAGATAATATTCTCATTATTGATTACTCCATCTATGCTATCCCGATGAATGTAGCCATGCTCACCAATTATGATTCAAAGGTTTATTTTGATCTTGGACAGGACATCAATGCGTTAGAGAAGGTTGGGAAGGAAAGAGGGATCTGTCATTTTGCAATCGACTCTTTGACAGGGTTACAATGGTATGTTCTACATGGGATGGTTAACCTTGCTGGTCATACTGCAAAAGGAACATCGATGTATTCATATGGACTGGCGATTGAGAAGATGAGAGAAATCATTGATACCTGCTGCCACCTTCCTTTTGATTTCATCTTAACCACCCATGTTGAATCAGAAAAGGATGAGATTATTGGGAAGATCCAAGAGACAATCTTACTCTATGGACGTAAATTGCCTGGGATCATCTTATCTATGATTGATGATATCTACTACTGTTCGATGTCAACGATCAGTGGGAAGAAGGAGTATTTCTTTGAGACCCAGCCACAGATGTTCCTCCGTATCATTCGTCAGAGATCATTTGATAATCTCCCAATCAAATTGAAACCAAACTTTGCGGAGTTATATAAAGGACAACTCTTCTGTGGAGAATCAAAGTGAAGATGGCAAGAGGAAAATGTGGCAGGAAACGATCCTACCTCTCTGAGAGTGATGCCTTTATTGCTGCCAGCACACAATTAAAGAAGAGGTTTAAGGAGGATGACTGGGTTAGCTTTAGGGCATATCTCTGTGAGAAGTGTAGGATGTGGCATTTAACTAAACAGGGAGAGAGAAGGTGATAAAGATGACAGAGAACATGAGTCCAAAGATGTCTCCACAACCAATCGAGTTAACCAAACCAACATTGACGTTTGGTGAGTGTCTTGACCAGTTATTGTTAGGAAGGAAAGGAAGAAGGTTAGAGTGGGAGGATAAGGAGGTTTATATCATTATTCAAAATGAGCAGTTAATGATTTTTAGAACGGATGATAAAAAGCTACATCCTCTCATCGTATCAACAGGAGACATTGAGGGGATGGATTGGGTGTTGATAGAGGTGATTAAGGGGAAACTTTCATAAGGAGAGGAGGTGAGAAGAGATGATGAAACTCAAACCAATTAAAGAGGATTTAAAAGAGAAGGCTGGAGAGGTGGTTGGGCAGTTGGAGGCTCAACGAGAAGACTTTCTAAACCAAGTTGACTTTCTCAAAGCTAAGGTGGATGATGTTGAAAGAAAGATCCGCTGGCTGAAGAGAGAGATTCTTGACTGAAGGGAGGTGGAAAGGAGAAGAGAAGTAAGTTAATGGTAAACAATCCAACAACAAAAGGAGGATAGTTATGGCACCAATCGATTTAGGAATAGGTTTTGAGGAGTTAGAAAGGATGGCAAAGCCACCCCTCTTCCCAGACGGTTCATATGAGTTTGTGGTGGAGAAGGTGGATGACTCCCCTGTGCAACAGTCAAAGAGACCTCAGTGGCGATTCCAATTAAGGCCAGTTAATCGTCCTGATCTTGAAAGTGATTCTAAGTATAAAGGTCGTTCACTTTTCTATTACGCTCAGCTTCCTTGGATTGATCCTGATACAGGAAGGTGGGATTACACCAACACCTTCTCCCTTGTTGCCATTATTAATGGAACAGGGATGCAGGTGCAAGGGACATCGATCCCTGATAAGGAGGTGTTTCAAGGGAAGACTGGGGTGATGAAGCTTGGGCATCGAACAAGGAAAGGGACGGAGGGAGATCCCGAGCCTACCATCGATCAAGCTGTCTCCATCGTGACAAAGAGGAAAGGTGGAGGGACGGTGGCTTAACCTCAAACCGTGTCACTTATTGACACACTATCTCAACCTACCAAGTTGAGAGAGAAAGAGATCCTCAAACCAAACTCAAATTGAAAAAGGAGGATATTCATCCTATGAAAAAGGTTCAGATTAAAGCAACATCAGGTTCGAAAGGAAAGCCAGATTTTAAGGAGACAGTTGGTGAGGCACCTCAATATGAGTCTATTGCTGAAGCAATCAAGACTCTTAAAGAGGAAGGTGTGTTAGCTCTCATCAATCGTCAGGTTAAGACTGATGCTCTCAATGCGTTGAGGAAACCTTCTGAGGCAAGCCTTGGTAGGTTAGTAAGTAAGGCTCCTGCAGAAGCAAAGGAGAAGATTGCTGATATCCTGAAGAAGTATGGTATTAAGGTGGATTAACTTTTCAGCCTCACCTTGGTAGGTAGGTGAGGGAAGGATCTCTTTTTCTCTTTATTTTTTTAAACTTTAACTGTAAGGAGGAATAAAGATTAAAGCAAAACAGAAGATGGTTATGTTAGAAGTGAAAACAAACTTGAATAATAATGATCTTAAAAATGCCATAAGAAGCATTGTATCCACCATGACTGCAATTGAAGTTATCCAGGTACAGGTCAATCTCATCAAGGAGGAAAGTTAAGATGCCCAAAATAACAATCACATTTGGAGAAGGCCCAACTCAGATTGAAGGGCCAATCGAGAATAAGGCGATGTGCTATCATGCTATCCTTGATGCCATCTTAGCTTTGATAGAGTACGAACCAAAGAAGATTATCTCAGGGATGGTTCTCCCATTTGACCCAACGAAGGGCGGAGGGGGGATTCCAAGAGGGATGGGAGGGAGAGGATAATGTTTACAGCACAACATTACATTAAAGTGGCTAAGGTGCTTAGGGAGACTAAAACTGTAGGTGAGACTTCTCTGTGGCATAAAGATTTTCTCACCCATAAATTTGCAGAGATGTTTCAAGCAGACAATCCACTTTTTGATTATGGGTTGTTTATTGATGAGTGTCAACCTTTAGAGGTGGAAAGGAAACAAAATGGAAATTGAAATTGATAAGATAATTATCTCACCTGACAGGCAAAGAAAAGTCTTTGACCCAGACAAGCTTCAAGAGTTAGCCGAGTCGATTAGGGTGAATGGATTAATCCATCCAGTCATCATTGATGAGCATGACACCCTTATGGCAGGACAGAGAAGGGTGATGGCAAGTCTTATCATTGGAAAGACCACCATCAGGTTTGAAAGGTTTGAGGGATTGAATGAGTGGCAAAAAAAATCAATAGAGTTAGAGGAGAATATAAGAAGGGAGAGTCTAACTTGGCAGGAGGAAATCAATGCTAAGATGGAGATTCATGAGTTGTATCAGAAGAAGTATGGAGCATTGAGAGAGGGAAGCAAGAAGCTGGTCACTGTGGATGGAGAAGAGATTGGATGGGGGATTGGAGACACTGCTGACCTTCTGGGAGAGAGCCGAGCCTCTGTCTCTCAAGACCTTAAACTTGCCAGAGCGATTAAGGATGACCCTGACCTTGCCAGGAAGGATAGTAAGGTGGCAGCTTTTAAAGCCTTACAGGTTAGGACTGAGTTAGCTATGAAGCAAGAGATTGCAGCTGTTCTTGCAGGGGTGGCAGCGGAGAAAGGGGAGTCTCCAATTATGATAAGGTGTGGAGACTCACGAGAGCTGCTTAAAGAGTATGATGATGAAAGCTTTGATTTCTGTGTGACTGACCCTCAGTATGGAATCGGTGTCCACGATATGCAGGATACCTTCCCAAACAGAGGAGATGTAAGGCAGGGGATTGAGTTTGATGACAGTCGATCCGTCTTGCAAGATGTGGTTAAACCAATCATGAGGGAGACCTATCGTATTCTTAAAGAGGAAAGTCACTGTTATGTTTTCTTCGCCATTGCTCGTTACACAGAGGTTAAAGTATTACTGGAAGAGGTAGGGTTTTGGGTGTGTCCAACACCCCTTTTCTGGATTAAGAATAATGCTTTGAACCTTAGACCCTGGCTGACCTATCCTGTCAACTATGAACCCATCTTCTATTGTGCAAAAGGCTATCCTCCTCGTCCCCTTACCACCATCCAACCTCTTTCCACCATCAATCATCCCATCCTTAGTGGGATGGGGAAGGTCCATCCAACAGAGAAACCCCTCTTTGTGATTAAGTGGTTGATTGGGAATTGCTCATCACCTAAAGAGAAAGGGATTGATCCATTCTTAGGAGGGGGGACATTCACCCTTGCGTGTAAGGAGATGGATAGGTTGGCGGTGGGGATTGAGGTTGATCAAGTGTGGTACGTTGAGGCACTCAAGAGATTGGAAAATTTAGGTGAATAGAGGAAGAAAGAGTTTTGGGTTAGAAAATCCTGACCCCCAACTTAAAAGGGAGATGTCACGAGTCTTGCTTGATCTTGCAGGAGAGCCCTTCTTCCCCTCAACACAGCTCTACCAGCTGGCGATGGCTCTCCTGATTGATAACCAGTCAGAGTTTCTTCTTGGGGTGATTGAAGAGGAAAAACATTTTAAAGAGGATTGGGAGGTGAATGGAATGGGAAGAGGTTGGAAAGTAGGGATTGAAGGAGAGGTGGCTAAGGTTTGGTTAGATGAGAATAAGGGTATCATCTGTGCTCGCTTTCCTTATAAAGATAAGGTGATTAATGAGATTAGATTAAAAGTACCCAAAGGAAAGAAGAGTTGGAATCCAGATGATAAGGTGTGGGAGTTCTCGGTTGAGGCGATTGATGTTGTTGTTGCCATCCTGACAGAGAATTTTGATAAGGTTATTGATTTGACTCGTCCAGCCCCACCGATGCCAGTCTCTTCTAATGGGGGAGACCCCCTCCTCTCCTTGTTGGATGAAGAGGATATCAATAAAATTTATAAGATGCTTGCAAGGAAGTATCATCCTGATATGGGAGGAGAGGGTGATAAGATGGCCAGGATCAATCAGATATTTAAAGGGAGGATGAAATGAAACTTAGAGAGGAAAAGTGTTTCGTTCAGACAGATGATGTTGGTGCAGAACATGGTTACAGATTAACTTTTATCCAATCAGGATTTCGGGGTACATGGATTAAAGTATCAGAATGTTCTGATTACGATCTCAATGTAGGTTATGCTTCTGAGGAAGAAAATGAAGCTCTGAATAAACTTGAGAAAAAATGACCAGTTGCTACCGATTTCTCTTTATGGAGTGGGAATGTTGTGGGCTGATTTGGCAACTCCAAATATGGAGGAAACAGTTAGCAAGAGCTGATTGGGTTCCAGAGTGTCCTCTCTGTGGGAAGAGAGGGGAAAGTTTCAATCAACTTTATAGGAGGTGATTTCTATGCCAATGACTCATCCAGATGACGTTAAAGGTTTCTACTGTGCAATTTGTGGAAAGTGGGCATCACATTTTGATCCTATAACAGATACCCCTGTTTGTTGTCAGTGTCATGGAGGAGAGATTTGGTCAGAAGAGGATACAAGAAGGTGGCAGGAGGAAGGTATCCTCCCAACTGAAGGAGAGAAAGATGGAAGATAAAAACTTAGAAGAACGTAAACAAACTCTTACAGAAAGGTTAAAAGCGCGATCAGCCAATCTTGAAAGAAGGAAGTTAGAGGAGATTGCAATCATCCTTATTGATGCATCAGGCTCGATGTCAGAGCATTGTAAGGATGGCAGGACAAAGATGCAAGCTGTCAAAGATTCTGTCCCATATCTCCAAGCAAGAGGGAGTTATGTTGAGTATGGGATGGTCAGCTTTGATACCACTGCTCAATCCATCCAGCACCCCACCACTAACTTTTCAGCCATCCTCATTCAACTTGATGTTATTTCACCTGGAGATATGACAAATATCCCAGGAGCTCTCCGAGAAGGGTTAAAGATGTTCATTGAGAGACAGGTTGAAAAGAAGAGGATGATCTTACTATCAGATGGGGGGAATAACTGTGAGGGGAGTATGATGGATCAACGAGTATCTGATTGTGTCAGAGAAAAGGTTATTGTTGATACAATTGCTTTTGGAGAAAGTGCAGATGTCAACCTTCTCCAATCGATTGCAGCAAGGACAGGAGGGGTGTTTCAGAAGGTTGAGTCTGCTCTTCAACTGGAGGAGGCTTATGCTAAACTGAATTTTCAAATTAGGTATCTTGAAAATAAGAATGGAGGATAAAATGAAAGATTTAATTATAGGCATAATAATTGGTATCATAACTGCAGCACTTTGCTTTTCTCTTATCCTCCAACAAAATCAAATTGTTGCCTTAAAACTTAAACAAGAATCTATTTGTAAAGATATTGACAGCATTGTTCAAAAGGTAGGCCCATTATCTGATAGAATAAAAAAGAAGTAAGAAGGATGGGAATGAAAAAACTTAATCCTTACCTTCAGAAAAAGCTGAAAGAACAGATGCTCCATCCAATGATGAAATGTGAGATGTATCAAGCTTACTGTCGGTTTGCGATTCCAGCTTACTGTTTGGTAGAGCATAACCAGTTTGCCTGTGAGTTTGCCTCATCGAGGAGGGAGGAGGTAGCTACTTATGCAAGAAAAAAGTAAAAATTTTTGTTGTCTGTGTGGTAAGACAAAAGAGGAACCTCTCACCAAATTAGCAGTAACAACAATTAAAGAATTTGGGAAGGTTGTTTTGGTGGATTGCTGTAAACAATGTGGGGTTGTTCTTCATAATGTCAGGAGAATCTATACAGAGAAAAGAGATAGATGTATAAAAGAGCAGAGAAAAGCACAACAGAGTTTAATCAAAGTGGTTAGCAGATAAAGAGGGAGGTGAAATAATGCCAAAAGTGTTGAGGGTTGGGATAACAGATGAAGAATGGGAGGAGTTGAAACCACTTCTGACTCGTTATGGAGAACTTAGTTTTATCATGCGAAGAGCAATCAGAGCTTACATCAAAGATAAGAGGGAGAAGGAGGATGTCAGAGGTGATAGTGGTAAAGGGAGAGGGATCAAACAGACCTAAGCTCATAGCCATCGGGGAAGCTTTGGGAGAAGAAGAAGAGAGAGAAGGTCGCCCTTTTGTTGGAGCATCAGGAAAGGTTCAAGATAGCATCCTTATGTCTGCAGGGTTACAAAGGGGAGACTGTTTTCTTGATAATGTTGTCCCAATCCGCCCTCCTTTAAATAAGATTGAAAGGCTGACTGAGTTAGGGGTGACAGTGGAAAGTTTCATCCCCAACCTCTCTGAAGCAATTAACAAGATTGATTGTCCCGTTATCATTGCTTATGGTGATACAGCTATGTATCATCTAACAGGGAAGGGGGATCTCACCAAGAAGGGGGAGATTTCAGGGATATCTAAACATAGAGGAAGTGTTTATCCCTGCGTGTTAGATGAAAGGAAGATGGTCATCCCAACCTTCCATCCCCGCTTCGTTATCGAGAATTGGAAGATGAGAGGGGTGGTGGTGGAAGATGTTAAGAAAGCTTTAAGGATAGGAAAGGAGGGTTACCATGAACCACTCTTTAACACTATTATTAAACCAGCTCTTTATGAAGTTGAAGAAGCGATCAAAGAGTTATCACGATGTAATATGTTCTCCTTCGACATCGAGGTGGTTGGAAGTGGACAGATTGCTTGTATTGGATTTGGTAGTACTTGTGATAAGACTGGAAAAAGAAAATCTATCTGTATCCCTTTCAAATTTGGATTCCATAACTACTGGAATGAGTATGAAGAATGGCACATCTGGGAGATGCTCAGAGAGCTCTTCCAAGGAGACCAACTTAAAATCGGGCAAAACCTAAACTATGACCTCTCCAAACTCCTCCCTTTCATTGGAGAGCCCTCCCCACCGTGGTATGATTTGATGATGGCTCACCATCTTCTTGAGGCTGAGCTCCCTCACACCTTAGCTTTTATGACCTCCCTTGATACATGGCCAGTTGTCAACTATTATAAAGATGACCCAAAAGATGAAGAGAAGAGTTGGAAATATACAACCTCAAGTGAGAAGCTGTGGGAGTATAATGGAAAGGATGTTGAAGTCCCTTTGATGCTTGAACCTGTTTATACAAAAGAGTTGAAAGAGAGAGGGATGCTCTCCTTCTTTCAAGGGTTTCAGATGTCAAAGATGAGGGTTCTTTGGAGGGTTCAACAAAGAGGGATGTTACTCGATGAGGAGAAGAGGCAAGAGCTTCTCTTGGTTCAAACAGATCAACTTGCTAATAAGCAGAAAGCCCTCAATGAGATTGTTGGCTATCCACTCAACCCAAACGCCTCAAAGCAGATGATCAAATTCCTCTATCAAGATTTAAAGCTCCCTGTTCAGCGTGACCGAAAGACAAAGAAAGCTACCACTGGTGAGGAAGCTCTCAATAAACTTTATGCCTACCATCCTAATCCCATCTTTAAGTTAGCTCTGGAGGTCAGAGAAAGTGTGAAGGAGATTGGGACTTACCTCATGGTTAAACCCGATCCAGATGGAAAGGTTAGGGGGAGATATAATGCAGCAGGAACAACAACTGGTCGCTCTTCTTCAAAGAAAGGATATGAGAAAAGAGGGTTGGACTGGCACAACATTCCAGAAGAAGATCGGCAGATGTTTACCGCTCCAGAGGGAAGCTCTTTCATCGTGAGAGACCTCTGGCAAGCTGAGATGTTCGTTGTTGCTGTCCTCTCTCAATGTCAATCCTTCCTCTCTAAGTTGATGAAGGGAGAGAAGGTTCATAAACTGGTGGCAAGTTGGATATTTGGGGTGCCAGAGGATCAAATTGACAACAACAATAAACCAGGAGGACAGTATTACACAGGGAAGCGGAGCGGTCATGGATTGAATTATGGATTGGGGCCAGTCCTCTTTGCAATCAATCTTAAATGTAGCATTAAAGAGGCAAAGAGGATTAGGGATGCTTATTTTAGATATGCGTTTGAGATTGAAAATTGGCATAAGGAGATACAGGAGGAGCTTAAGCAGACTCGTCAGCTTGTCACCCCATTTGGGAGGAAGCGATATTTCAGAGGAAGATGGGGGGAGGATTTATTCAGACAGGCTTATGCTTACATCCCCCAATCTCTCGTGGCTGAGTTGAATCATCTTGGAATGATTAAGCTGGAGTATATGCTGCCAGATGGGGCAGAGATTGTTCAGGAAGGGTATGATGCGTTGGTGGTTGAGTCTCAAGATTGGCAGATTGAAAGGGTGAAAGAGATTGAAGAGAAAGTTTTTGATAAGGAGATATACTCAACAGGGATGTTTTTTAGGATACCAGGGGAATATATGGTGAACAAGAGATGGATAAAATGAAAGGAGAGAGAAAATGAAAAGATTAACTTTAAAAGCCCTAAAACCACAACTTGATCAACTCATCTTAGACATCCAACATCATACACCAAGACTCTTCTCTGTTGAGCAACGCCTTGCCTCTCTTGAGAGACTCCTTAGAGGTGGGATTAAAGGTCATGAAGGGCTATTCTTCAGGGTGACTCAGTTAGAGCAACTGATTAAGATGAAGGATCATGTTAAGCCTGTCACCAAGAAGCAGATGAATGTGATAAGGAAGATGCCTTGGGAAAGGGTGGATGAAATGAGCTTAACCTGGGAGGAACTTGATGAGATTCTTAGAAAAGTTTGGTGTCAACCAAAAGTTAAAAATGGACTTATTCCTGTAACTCCTAAAATTATTAGTATGATAAAAAAGGTTATTAAAGAGAAAGGAGAGAGATGACCCCAATCAAAAATGGAAGAATCTGCTGGGAGTGTGAGGCAAGGAAACGCTATCTTAACTCTGGGAGGGAGTTGTTTGAGATGCTCTACCTTAAGCAAACCCTTTCCACCTATAAGATTGCTGAGATCTTTCATTGCTCATGGTACACTATTGATAAGTGGTTACGTTATTATGGTATCCCTCTGAGAAAGCGGGGAGGAGCAACCAATCTTGGAAAGAAAATAAAGCGAATCAAACATTGACGAGGTTTGATCAAAGAAGGAGAAACCATGACAGAAGATGATGCAAGAGAAAAATGCTGTCCTATTATAAGAGCAAAGTGTTTTGGTTCTGGGTGTATGATGTGGCGAGATCAAGAAGAACCAGAAGGATGGAGAATGGCAAGAATGGCACAGATTCCTTTAAAATCAGTCCTTAAATTTGGTTATTGTGGGTTAGGAGGAGAGAGATGATCTGCCCAAATTGTCAAGGAATGATTGTCAAAGAAGAACTTTCCGTTGATGGTTGTCTTATTGATGATATCTATTGTGTCAATTGTGGAGAGCGATTCTATCCTGATGGAGTGGATAGAGGGATGAAACTAAGGGAGACAGCAATAAACGAATTGTTTAATAATTTCAATAACTTAGCTAAGCGTTACAATGCGTTCTAAGCCATTCTCTTGAAAAGTCAATGGCTTAGGCCATATTAAGGAAAAAGTCTCGTCTCAAGTCATTCTGAGCGTTAGCTTTAAGTCTATTCTAACATGAGGAAGAGATGCCCAGAGAATGTAAAACAGGTTTCATTAACCAATATATAAGTTACACCAGACCACAACAATCTCCCACCCTTTTCCATACATGGACAGCAATCTCAACGATTGCTTCAGCGTTGAGGAGACGGGTATGGATTGATTTTGACTACCTTATCATCTACCCCAACCTTTACACCATTCTTGTCTCAGCAAGTGGGATCGGGAATAAATCAACAGCGATTAAGATTGGAACAGAGGGATTACTCAGAAAAGCTATCTCAGATATAACCATCATGCGTGGTAAGCTGACAATGGGATATCTTGTTGATTGGATGGTACAGGCACAAACAAAGCATCCTGACAAGTTTGCAGAAGTTACTGTTCACTGTTCAGAGTTTAAAGTGTTTACAAGAGGGGCTTATGCTGATTCAGGGCTGATTGAGGATTTGACCGACATCTATGACTGTGGAAGGTATGAGTATCGAACAAAGAATCAGGGAGTTTATATCATCGAGAAACCCTGCATCAATATTATTGCAGCCTCCACCCCAGAGTGGCTTACCACTGGCTCTGCCGCTGACTTCATCGGGGGAGGTTTTTCTTCTCGAATCGTTCCAGTTGCTTTACTTAAAGATGAAAAGGTGATCTCCCGACCAAGAATGACTCAGGTTGAAAGGGATTTGGAGAGTGCTCTTATTACTGATCTTACCACCATTGGAAAGCTCGCTGGCCCATTCTTAGTGACACTGGATGCAGAGAAATATTTTGATGATTGGTACAAGGTTAGACAAAAGTATCAAAATCCTGATATGAGGATGTCAGGGTATTATGCAAAGAAACATACTCTTGTTTGGAAGGTTGCAATGATCTTAAGTGTAAGCATTAATGATGATTTAGTGATTACAGAAGATCATGTTGAATCCGCTTTACAGCTTCTGGGAAAGTTAGAGTTAAATATACCGTTTGCGTTTCAGGGGATGGCTTGGGGAGAGCAGGCAAAGTTTCAAGATAAGGTTCTGATGAAAATTCAAGCTTCTGGAGAAATTGCATATTCAAACCTACTCCAGCATTTCCATTACTGTATGAGTACTTCTGACCTACAACAAATACTCCAGACACTCGCTGATGAAGATAGGATTGAAGCTGAAAAGAAACCAACTGGAGGAAGGATAAAAACCGTCTATCGGTGGAAGGAGGTCAAACCATGAAATCTGAATCAGAAAGATTAGTGAAAGGAATAACCCTCTGCCCAAAATGTTATGAGGTAGGAAAGCGTTCTCCTCTGATCTTCAACAGTGTTACAAAAATAATTTTCTGTCAGGAACGTAAACATGAGTGGATTCCAGAGGAGTGGTTGGCTGTCCATACATGAAAAAAGGAGGTGAAAGGGTGGAAGAAATAAAAAATCTTTTCTTTGGGGTGGTGGCAGGGGGGCTGATTATGTTTATGTGTGTGGTGGTTATAACAATAATCATCCAAACTTGGAGGGAGAGATGATTAAACTTGAAGATATAACTGAGACTCGGATTGCTTTCTCAGCACCATCTTGTGAGGATTACATCTACCTCACCCCAAAAGAGGTGATAGAATCAATTAAAGAATTGAGAAAGGGATTATCCTCCTGGCATGAATTTACAGGGAAATCGGTGGACGATCCAGAGTGCCATTAACTCAACTTCCTCTTCCTGGGAATCATCCCATGCTTGACCCCTCTCAGCAAACGAACCTGCCCCTTAGCTTTCTTTAATGAGGTATGTTTAGCATGAACTTTTCCAGGACTTGTCACCCTGTAACCATCAACTTTTCTGATTGTTTCGGGCATCTTCCTACCTCCTTTTAAGGGTTCCTTCTTTCTCCAGGAATCTAAATACATTCATAAAAGGGTTCTTAGAGGGTGCTCTCTCCAGAACATTAAAGATGAGTTCTTGCTCAGGGCCATAGCTAAATTTAGGGGTGTAAGGAACTTTTGCCTTTTCAGATATACTCTTTCCTAAATATTCAGCAATCCCTTCCCACATATTCCTTTGTTCTGTTGGGTAGAGTTTCTCAAGTGTCTTTCCTCTTCTTTGCAGCAATCTTTCAGTAATCTCATGCCCAAACTCATGACTCAATGCTCCAGGGAGAGTATATTCTACCCCAGAAGGAAGCTTCTCCCAAGGATATGTCCCAATCCGTCTCTCAGCAGCATTCCAATGACCAAGAATATTAGGAGCTGTTTTAAAAAGTGCAGGAGTTGCTCCAACATATAACTCTGATACTGTTTGAAGAGCTCTCTTTGGGACTGCTTCAAGTAGTTTTAGTGCTTCTTGAACCTCTTGAAGTTTTGTTGGAGAGAGTCCTTTCATAAGATACTTACTAATCTGCTGCTTTGCAAACGGGAGTGAGATAGCCAGCTTAGCTATCTTCCCTTGTGGGGTAGGGATGGGATCAACAAGAGGCTCAGTCACTCCTGGTTCCTCCCTCCCCCCAATCCCGTAAGGATGCTCCTCAGCCAATTTGGAGAGAAGCTCAATCGTTGTTGGAGGGCGATATCCCTCTGCCATCTTATCTCGTTTAGTGAATTTTCCTCCTGCCATCTTCCTACCTCTCCTTTTTAAATACATCAGGCCAGAAATAAATTGGTGCTCTTGTCCTCATGTAGGTATCAAAAAGATCGAAAACTTTTTTGTGTAGATGTGGAGAAAGAGATTTTAAAAACATTGCCTCTTCCATTGGAAATTTTCTTGTCCCACCAAGTTCTTCTGCAATATCTTCATACCGCATCTCTTCTGGAAGGTCAAGCCAATTTGTTGGTTTTACACCAGTACGAAGAGCTGTCTCGTAATCATAATCATCAGAGGGGAAAACTCCATATCTCTCCATAAAAGAAAGAACTTCTCCTGGTAAAACTTGAGGGACTTTTGGGATGTTAGAGGCAATCTCTGATAATGAATCAAAAGTTGATTTCTTTTTTGCCATCTTATCACCTCATCTCTCTTCCAGTGATCTCTTTAATCCAATCAAAAGCTGTCTTTTTCTGCTCAGGAGTAACCTTAGTTTTTGGTCTGGTAAATCGTTCAGCAAGATTATATGCCATTGGGCTCTGTTGATAAGCTTGCTTACCAGTATAGCTCCCAAGAGCATTTCCAAGATTTTGCCAAATGGAGGGGGACTCTCCACTTATAGTACCAGTAGCAGGGCTTTTGACTTTTGCTCCTATCTCTAACATCTTCTCCTTTAAAGGAGCAAAGAGTCCTCCAAGATTAGAAGCTCCTGTCTGGCCACCAAACCCTGCCCCAAACCCTGACGCAATTTGTCCAAGAACACTGAAGATGCTCATCTTTTTATCTCCTATATTTAAATGGAGTAATCTCCCTGATTGGGGGAGGAGTAGAAGGAGCAACCTCTAACGCTCTAACCTGTGGCTCAAACCCTTTCAGCTTTGTTGCTCTTGCTTTAGCCTGTCTCCTCTCCTCTGTTGTTATATTAATCCCTTGCTTAATTGCTCTCTGGAAGAATTGCTCAGCAAGATCATTCCTCCCTCCAGCAATTGCATTAGCAGCAAGCTCGATGAAGCGTCTCCTTCTTGCCTCAAGAGATGGGCCAAGGAACATCGTTTCTGCTATCCCTCTCTCTCCAAGCACTCTTCCTCTGGGCTGAGTCTTGGTGGGTTCACTTACAACCTCTCCCTCTCCCTTCACTCGTCTTATCAGTCTTGTAAGTGGTGGAGCAATTCCTCCAAAGAATTGTTGGAGGGTGGTATCAATCTCCTCTGGTTTCTGCTGCAACCTAACCAAAGCTTGAATGATTGGGCCAGCAGTGGGGCCAAAGATTTGACTCACATCAGAAGGGATGTTAAATGGCTCGAGAGAGGCTCCAAAGTTAACAGGAGGGGAGATTCCCAGCACCTCTGTACCAGCTTCGATTGGGTTAAAGTCACCAATATCAACTCCAGCATTTCTCAGCAATCCCTTCCTTGTTGCATCCCAAAGGTTGAAAGGGACTGCAGATGAACCTGCAAGCACCATCAGCGATCCCATCGCTCTTCCCAGTTGAGGCCACTGTTTGTTCCTGATAAGCTGAGCGAGAAAGTTGACATAGTTAGCTGTAAAGGTACGGAATTGAAAGATCAACCTCCCTGTTGGTGACTTACTCATAATCAAAGGCATTGCTTCTTTATGATAGAGAAATTGGGTACGGTTGACAAGGTTGATGGCATGATCAACCATCTTCTCCCCACTTAATCCCATCTCTGCTGCTTGCCTCTTTCCAGCAGCATAACTTACCACCCTATTTAACTCCTCTGAGATTTTTGCTGGCCAGCTTATCCCTCTCTCAAACTTTGACAGCTTTGGAGTTCTCCCAAGAGCTTCAACCAATCCTTTCCTTAGAGAGGCTTCAAAGATAACTCCAACATCTTTAGCCTCTTTCCAGATTTGAGGGTGCATCAAGGCATCACGATATCCCATCAAAAGGTTTTTCCCTCCGACCATTGGGTAGGTGGTAAGGAGAGGTTGAGTGGCATTAACAAAAGGAAAGCGGAACCATGACAATCCAATCTTTGCAAGATATTGAAAGCGGGTGGCATAATCTACCCCTTTAGCCACACTGCTGTAACCAGTTTCAGCATTGGGAAAGAGACGGGCTACACTTTCATTGAGGAAGATCCTCCTTGCTCCAGCAAGAGCCCCACGCTGAGCAGTGACATAATCAAACGCATACTGGCGGAGAGCAGCGTTGGGTTCACTTTCAACCAGTTTCTTTGCAATGGGCATATAGCGATCAAGGAAAACCTTCCTCATCGCTCCATCGATGTACTCATCCATAACATCTTTATAATTCATCTTATAATTCCACAGTTTCTGAGCATGACGAGCTTCATCCAGTGGCCCAAACCTGCCTCCTTCTGGGAGAACTTTATAGCGGAGAGCATTAAGGGAGTCATCAACATGAGAGGCACGTTGAAGCTCTCTGGCAAGCTGAGCCTTCTGTGCTTCATAGCCTTCTCTGAGGGAAATGGTTGAGGGGTCAGTTGGAAGTTCTCCAAGAATCTTCTCCACCTTTTTAAGTTCATCCATCTTCCTATTCTTTAAAGCTTTCACAGGGAAATGGGTGAAGTGACCAGCGATGTAACCGATTTCTGGATCGGCCTTCTTTGCAATCTGCCAGATGGGATCTTCCACCTCTCTAAGGTGCTCAACCACCGCTGACTGAATATTACGAGGATACTGGGCAAGCTCAGCAGGATTGGGAGGACGTTTGTTATAGTAGGGGAACTCAAGGAGTTTAAGGAAGCTGTTAACCTGTTCCTCATCCTCCAATCCATATTTCTTGATGATGTCAGCTGTCTTTAATTTAAAGTTTTCCCCAACCACTCTTGCCATCCGTTGCTCTTTCACCGTGAAATTGTAGAGCTGTTTCAAGCGAGGGGATTGGGAGAGAAGCTGTTCTGGATGGAGGAGGGAAGGAACAGCCATCTCAATAGCACCACCAATCCTTCCAGCAAACTTAAAGGGGAATTTGATTGCTTCAGTGATCAATGCCATCTTTCTTTCCTTATAAAGTGGGTGTTTCCATCATCTTTTGAAGGTAATTAGCCCAATCCCCAGGTTGACTTGCTTCTTCAACTACTGTTTTAGCTGCTCCACCTACCTCTTCACCATCTGCTACACCTGCTTGGGCAGCTTTCTTTCCACCTTTCAACACCTTCCTACTCCAAGAAGGCATCTCAGCCCAGCTTACCAATGATCTTATCCTATTCGTGTTTCCTTCTCTGAGTATCTTTACTGCTTGAGCTCCTTGCTCTGGACCAACATTGACGATTGTTTCAGCCACTCGTTGAAGCTGATCTTTTGGGATATACTGTTGACCCATTTGCATAATTTGACTGTAAAGTTGTCTGTTTGGTTGATCCCAGGTTGCCCAGGAGCGTGGAATCTCCCCTACCCATTGCTCCAATCCTGGTTTCATAAAGATTTTTCCAATCTTCTCAGCTGCCTTCCTTCCCAGAGGAAGCATCTTAACACCAGGTGGAGCTGCTCTCGCTGCCATCCTTGTAGCTGCTAACTCTCCCAACCCTGTATACATAAGGGGATCAGTTACCATTCTTGTCACCCCTCCTCCAGGAAGCTCTGTTTCCTCTCTTTGTGACCCCATCCACTCTCCTGTTTTCTGGAAAGGTTCTTTTAATGCTGCTAAGATTCCTCCAAAGGTAGCAGGATAACGCTTTCCTTTAAGGATGGGATCGAGAAGGTTGGCAACAATTTGCTGAGGGGTCTCCAGCACCTTCATTGGTGTCCCCACCGCTGTTGCCCCTGCTGCATACAAAGAGGGATGTCTCTCCTTCCAAGAAGGTTGATAGGGACGGGCAAACTCTGGAGCATCAGCAAAAGCTTCATCCTCTAAGCTCTTTCTAAAAGCAGGATCTCTCACCTTATTACTTGCAGTCACCAAACGTGCAACCCACTCGTTTCTGATCTCATTCTGCTCTGGGAGGGTAAGAGTGTTCCAATCTTCTCCAAGAACTCTTTTTACATCCTCAAAAGTTCGTTGAATGGCCATCTTTATTCTCCTTTATTTCCATCCCAGTTTCTTTTTTGCATTATTCACTGGAGTCTCTTTCTCACTTCTGGGTTGTGGGAGGGGAGTTACTCCTGGAGCACCTTCACCTTCCACTCCTTTTTTCCTCTCTCCTCCGCCCTTCTCCATATCTAAGATTCGCTCATAGAACATCATCCCTTCTGATTTTAACCAATCATCAAAACTGAGTTTGGGTTCAGAGAAACGAGTGGGGAGGTAGTTTGGGTCAAGTTTAGCAAATCCCATCTCCATCATGTTGTGACTACGTTCTGCAGAGGAGATGTTTCTTGAGTAAAGGGAGTAAGCTGTTAAAGCATCCCTGTAAACTTGCTGAGGAGTCTTCCCTCTTGCTGCTAATTTCTTCCATTGATCTTGCAGCCCCAACCTCTTTTCTTGAAAGCTCTGATACCAGTCTTGTTGCTGAGATAACCTTTTCTCCCTTCCAGTGAGAAGTTTCATCCTCTCTTCCCGCTCAGCTTTCCTTCCTTTTGATTCCTCAGTCAAAGCCTCTCTTTGAAGTCCTCTTGATTTAGCCTCCTCAACATGTTCTTGATACCTTCTTCTGATGTTTACTGGAAGAGCAGCTATTGCTTGCTCATCAGTCGCTTGAGGATTAGCCTGTTTATAGGTATCAATCATCCTTTCAGCTCTCTCGATTGTCTCCCAAAGCATCTCCTCTTTTGTTGGTTTGATTTTTGTCATCAGAGCAGTCTTTTGAGTTTTCAGCCAAGTTTGCTGATCCTCTGGAGACTCAGGGTATAGCTTCTTTGCTTGAGTCTCTAACTCAGTCTCATGTTCGGGTTGGAGGAGAGGGGAGGGGGCAAAGGTGAAAGGGCCAGTTTGAGGAAGGTTTATTCCTGCTGGTCTCTCACTTCTCCGCCCAAAAGGAGATTTTACTTTTGTTGCTCCTTCAAGTTCAATTCCTCCTTCAGGGAGAGGAAGGATGGTCTCAGGCTTGGCTCCAAACAGTCTCCTGAAGGTGGGTGGTTGATACACCCCATATCCAGGAAAGATTACCTGAGAGTATAATTTCTCCCTTTCCTCTTTTGGCATCTGAGAGAGGGCAGGATATGAGCGAGTAATTGCTTCAAGCATAAGCTGTTGCTGAGCTTGCTTTCTACTCTCTTTTGGCATGACTGCTTCAATGATATCCTTTGCAAGAGCAGCACTGAGGTCAGGGTGACCAATCTCAAAATTGAAGGATTGTGATCTTCTTCTCACCATTTTATCTTACCTCCCAGCATCCAATATCGCTGCCATTCTCTTAATCCATACAGATTTCCTAAAAGAGCATATAACCCTACCCAGATTCTTGTCAAAGGATAAAGGAGAGTTTTAAGGAAAAGTTTATCCTCATAGAAGGCTTTAGCGTAAAGCTCCATTGGATGAACCATCACCCATTTAATCATAGTCTTAAAAAGAGGTGATTTTGCCATCAAAGGGACAAAGAGCAAAGCAAGTCTTTTATATCCCTGAGCTACCATTGAGTCAATATCATAGTGAGAGTCTTTGTATCTTCTTACATACTCGAGAAGTTCTCCTCTTGACCCTGCAGCAAGAAAGTTATAACAACAGACTCCTCCCTGAGCTGCTTCACTTGACTCCTTCCCAACCTGCCCCACCGCTGGAGCTTGCATGGAGTAGGCGGTAAGGAACTCAGCTGCTTTCTGCCACATCTCTTGAGGAACTTTTGCCATTGTCAAGACTGCTCCCTCTCCCGCTTTAGCCACCGCTTGTTGACGAGCAGGGGTTGACATTCCTCTCGTTTCAGAGATTCTTCTTCTCTCTTGGGCAGCTTCTCTCATCCCTGCCTCTCCAATGATTGTACTCATTGCTTGAGCTTCTGGAGAAGACATATCGCCAGCGAAGATACTTTGAAAACTCTTGACCATTTGGGGAGCTAACTTTGTCTGACCAGGAAGATACTTAAAAACTGGAGCTTGGGTTGATTCTGATTTTGATCCACCACCTGATACCATCTTAGTCACCTCCATATTTTGTTGATGATTGCATACATTGGTTTGGTTATACGTTTCTTGTCAGGATGAGTATGTAGATAAAAACGCATCTCTTTATCCAACTCATTCCCCTCAAACACTTTTTCAAATCCCAAAAAAGGACATTGCTTATTTCTCAGTTTCTCTACAACCTCTTCTTTTGTGGTGAGAGATTTAATAAGATTGAGATGAAGTTCAAAAATTTCTAAAAATCTCTCATCTTCTTTTGTTATCATAAATCTTTCTCCAAGAGATATCTTTTCAACTTATACCCATACTTCTCTGCAGCTCGTGGAAGATGCTGAAACAGAGCATATACCTTTTTAACTCCCAGAGAGCGGAGATGCTCTTCAAAAAAGTCTCCAATGATGGGAGTAAGAATGGGATCTTCTGAATACATCTGTGACATCATAAACTCTCCTGTATCCATCTTAAACCCATTAAGGTAAGCGACAAGAGGAAAGTCTTTCTCATCATCCTTTCCAACAATGGTGATAACCTTTCCTCCCATGAGAGAGACAGAAACCTCATTCACATGAACATGGAAGGGGGTGTCAGTGGTCTCGGCAAACTTTTTGATTAGCATAAGCAATCCTGGAAAATCTTCTTGTTTGAGAAAATCAACTGTTTTCATTATACTCTCCTATGGGTTAGCGATACCAAAGTAAAAGGTCTCAATAATCATCAGTGAGGGACTTGCACTTATCGATGGTGATATACTGAGACTCACTGATGGTGATATTGAAGGCGATATCGAGAGAGAAATCGATAGACTGATACTTGGACTCACTGATGGAGAAACGCTTGGTGAAACGCTCGGACTCACCGAAGCACTTGGGCTCCATGATGGTGAGACCGAAGGGGAAATGGATGGAGATACGCTTGGACTCAGTGAAGCCGAGGGACTTACAGATAGCGATATAGAAGGACTGATTGAAGGTGACACTGATGGACTAATTGAGAGACTAATGCTCACACTCACAGAAGGAGATAATGACGGGCTGATTGATGGACTCAGAGAAGGAGATACACTTATGCTTAGACTGATGCTTGGTGATATAGAAGGTGAAACAGATGGTGATACTGATAGAGATATCGATGGACTTATCGAAGGACTTATCGAAGGACCTATACTCGGACTCAGAGAAGGAGAGACCGAAGGAGAGATTGAGGGACTGATGGAGGCTGAAGGACTCCAAGAAGGTGATACGGATGGACTTAGAGAAGGAGATATGCTTGGAGATACTGATGGACTTATACTTAGACTTACCGATGGTGATATTGGAGGAGAGACTGATGGAGAAAGACTTGCACTTATAGAAGGGCTAATTGATGGACTAATTGAGGGACTCATAGAGACTGAGATGCTCAAGCTAATACTTGGACTTATTGATGGAGAAACACTTAAAGATATTGATGGTGAAATCGATGCACTTGGACTGAGACTTGGTGAGATAGAGGGTGACAAACTGGGTGATACACTCGGTGACACCGAGGCACTGGGACTAAGTGAAGGAGAAATGGATGGTGAAATTGAAGGACTTATTGAAGGGCTAACAGACGGTGAAATACTCGGTGATGCAGAGGGAGATATTGAAGGTGATATTGATGCACTGGGGCTTAAAGACGGGCTAATAGACGGTGATGCCGAGGGGCTAATAGATGGACTCACTGATGGGGATTCACTTGGACTAATAGATGGCGACAATGAAGGACTGATACTTGCACTTGGAGATAGTGATGGAGAGGCAGATGGGCTGATTGAAGGGCTTACACTTGGTGATATGCTTGGTGATATAGATGGTGATGCAGAAGGACTAAGCGATGGGGATATACTCGCTGACGGACTTAATGAAGGCGAAATAGACGGTGAAACTGAAGGAGAGATACTGGGACTCATGCTCGGACTAATTGAGGGCGATAGTGAGGGTGAAACACTTGGACTAATACTTGCAGATGGCGATAAAGAAGGCGAGATGGACGGGCTGATACTTGGACTAAGTGAAGGAGAAACCGATGGGCTTATACTGGGTGATGCGCTTGGAGACATGGATGGTGAAAGGCTTGCTGATCCCGCAGACCAGGTTACTGTTAATCTTGCACAAAGGGTTGTGCTATTATCATAAGATTTGATGAGCCTGTAAGCAGCCGTACTTGAAGCATTATCTGCAACAAACAAGACCAAATGGTTACCACTTACCCACCCTGCCCTGTTTACGATTTCCTGAATAATGCCAGTAATATCTGGACTGTCATAATCTGTATCTACAGTCCAAGTGGGTATGTTATCCCAGTTTACATATGCGGTAGTTCTTGTTCTCCCAGTATAATTTGCATAAGTGGAAAATGTTGCTGCATCATCAACTGCCTCTCCCTTAATTTGAGCATTGCAAGTTGTCCCAGACGCACTACTAAACGCTTGAAATGTTACCTTTGCAGTTAATATTGTAGCCCCTTGTGGGATAGCCACATTTACAAATCTAATTCCTGGGTCCCAAATATATGTTGAACTACCACCATTTCCAAGGGCAAGATAAGCATCAAGGTTAATATCTGATTCTTCTCTTATAAAACAATCATCACTACTTTGACCTGGTTTAAAAACTGCCATTTTATCATTCCCTCATTAGTAAGACCCCCAAATTCCAAACTCAGGTGTCATCCATTGTCCCACTGCAGCCGCAACTAAATTCACGCTGCTGTAATTATGGAGACCATCACACTCGATGAAACCTCCTGCCAGACTATTCCAAATCGTGTCTGCTGCACCAGCCTGTACTCGGAGATAGTTTGCAGTACCTTGCCTTACCAACTTTATCCAATACCCAACGTGAGCAACATCAATATCGGGTAGAGTAAAGATTCTATTCCCACCACTCACATCCATAATATGAATCTTTCCTAAGTCTAAGTTTGTAAGGATTGTATTGGTGTTGTGAGTCACAACTGAGTAGTAACTACCAGTAACAGAAGTACCAATTCCTGATGCTGGAGTGGTTGCAACCTTAGCACTTTCATTTCCACTATCATCAAGGGTGGTGACCCAAAACCAATAAGCTACTCCTGCTGTTATCGTGATGGATGCATCTTGAGATTTCTCCCCGATGGGGATGTTTACAGCATCAGCAGTATACCCTACCTCTCTGATTAGCTTAGCAGAAGCTGGAGTGTTAGCGGTGAAAATATAAATTTTAAAACCCCCTCCCCTCAAATCAAGCGTGGAAGGTTTAGCCCATTTAAGATGGAACATCCCTGCCAGCATAAGTAGGGTGATGGATGAGAGGACAGCTGGGGTGGTTGTGTCTTTGAGGGTGGTACGGGTGACAGCAACAGGGAGATCACTCCACTGCCCAACTGTGTTCTTTGCTTTCACTTGGAAGGAGTAAGAAGTGTTAGTTTTAAGAGCATCAATAATGCGAGAGGATTTAGTCACTTATAACACCCCTATTAGGTCTGTATCTGCGTCGAGGCAATGAGCGAGCCAGTCGACGTTGATCTCGTCTCAAGATAACCGTGACGTTGTATGATTGGAATTGTCAGGTTATTGTTGTAAACTCCAATTACAAAGGTATTAGAATCCAAAAGCCCGATTGCCTTATAAGTACTCATGTATATGGTCTCATGCCGTAAGTCCCAAAGATAATCACCATCCAAACTGATCTTTGCAAAGATGCCTTGATTATAATAAAATGGAAGTGGCCCTTGCTGAACATATCCTATCGAATAAATACCTGAAGAATCTATAACACAATTAAGTAAGGCTTCAGCTAAATTAGTTGTCTCATAGTTCTTTACCCACTCCCAATCTGGGATGATGAGATTAACAAGAGCATCATCACATTGAAAGACTGAGACCCTCTGATTTCCACCGGAGGTAGCAGTCCAACTATTACCACAAACATAATATTTCCCCCCAGATGAAAGAAGACCAAAATTCATCCAATAATTTGGGACAGTAGGATCAAAGGCTCTGATAGTATATAATGTAGATAAGTTTGTCGTTTTATTAATTTTGTCAAGGAATCTTGGCCCTCCCCCAGAGCCAGAGATAAGAATTGAACCTCCAATATCAATCACCGTATCATAATCTGAATATACAGCTCCTTTATACCAAACTGTTGAACCGTCTGATTTATTTAACTTAAATCTTATTGCAGCGTCATGATTTAGAGCATCATTGTAAATTCCCACAACGTATAGGTATGAAGTATCTGTGACGAGACCTGTACCATAAGCCACTGCTGCAGGGATATATCCCTGCCAGGGATATATTGTCCAATATTCAGTGGCAAGATTATTCTTATCTCGTCTGGTAACTACTGAAACGTTCTTAGAATCCTTATAGGCAGTACCAGTTAAGTATATATCATTACCATCAATGTAAACTTGATAAAAGGCATTAACCAAACTATCGGCTCCTACAATGAGGTTGAACTGATCAAGTACTTCAAATGTAGTCTTGTCTACCTTTATCACTGAGGCAGTGTAGGAAGTATTGCTGTATGCCTGCGAGCCACAAACATAAATGTAACTTCCATCAATCGTTAGGTGGTAGGGAATAAAAGCCAATCCCAACCAACCACCTGACATCTCCCTTGAACGATACTTTATAGGATCAGCATCTAAAGGTGATACTGTATCTGTCCTATATTTTGTTGGACTTGCTTCCAAAGGAGAATGTATTTTTGATCTATAACCTGGCATAGTTAATACCACAAGACCTCATAACTATCAACAAGTTCATCAGCAGCATTATTATTCCATTCTACCTTAACACTTGCCAAAGTCACTCCTGTTGTTGGATCAACATACAAAGTTTCATCTGTTATTACAATCCCCGTTACGATGGAAGGTTTGGGGGCAGCAGCTGACAGCTGGATAATTGTTGCTGACCAAGCTGATTTAATCAACAGTGGCCCATAAACAAGCACCTTTATCTCATATTGAGTTGAAAATAAGAGCCCAATCATCTTAACCTCATTCTCCGAGCTGAAAAATTGCGTCCACCTCGCTGTCCCATATCTCCTGATTGCCCAACAGAACATCATTGAGTTATCAATTGGGAAACAGTGAGCATAAATCCATGCGTAGGAGAACTCCGTTCCTGTGTCAGATGCATCAATATGAGGGCGAGGCATCTTTCCACTTCTCAAAGCTGCATTGAGGGAGTCACTGGGAATGACACGATTGTAAAGGTCTTCAAACAGCTTCTTAGCAGTAGCCTCTGCCTGTTTATCAACCATGATGATGTCAGCGATTGGTTTCATCTTCCCATCTATCCAGTTGGAGGTGGTTCCAATCTTGAATACTGAAGTAATCCACTAAAACTCCACCTCTTTGTTGTTGTCACTTTCATCCCAAGAAAGCTACCTTTATAACCAAGATCAGGAACCCCAAACTCTTTTCTTTGAAGGGTAAGAGAAGAAAGAGTTTCTGACACATCCCTCCCACTATCCACAGTGTCAATGTAGGGTTCAATCAGTAAGGTGACATCTGTCGCTGTCAACTTCTTTCCCCAAAGGATACACTTTGCAAAATCTTTCCTGCTTGATGAGTCATCAAAGTCATCATCAGCAGTTTGAAGGATTGAGGTGATGTCTGTCCCTGCATCATTATCCCCAGAGAATCCATTATAAACAAATCCTGTTGAGGAATGACCAAGATGGAGAGTGTTGATGCCAGCAATCTTTTCTGAGTACCCACACCTTGCACTCCACCCTGAGATAACAAACCAGAACCTCTTAGGGACGTAGTAAGCAAGGATGAGGGTAGGGTAGGTGTCTCCTGTTTGAGGAACTCCCACCAGGATGAATTGGTTGTAGTAAAGCATCCAGCAGGTATGGATGTAAGCTGAGGGGATGTTATCAATGTAATTTTTAATCGATGCCCCTCTTGCAATTGAGGAGTCACTAATCACCTCTGCATAAGACCCATTCCAGCTGACAACTCCTGCCTTTCCACCATCGAGGAAATAAAACTCATTCTCCCCTGCACAGACAGCAAGTGGTCCAGCCCCTCCATAGATGCGGCTGATGATATAAGGAGGGATGGAGAGATCTTTAGGGTTGAATTTCCAAACTGAGTTATTCTTCCCAACATAGACAAAATCGAGAGCAGAGATAACCCATTTGATTGCTGCTCCAAAGTCAGGTTCAAGCTCAAAGAAATCGAGATGATCAAAGATATCATAGCTCTCTTCTTTGGATACCATCACACCACAGGGGTATTGAGTGCCATCGAGATCGGTAAGATTGGCAAGGATGATAGCTTTATCATGTCGACAGATTACTTTTGGGATGAAAGGATAGCCTTCAATTTCATCTTGAAGATCACCCATATTTATATCGAGAGTGTTATCGGTATAGATGGTGGTGGAAGCGTCATAGAGGATGGTGAGAAGACGCCACTCAGCGGATGTCCCTCCCAATCTATAAATCTTCTTTGAGGCGATTCGGGTTGATCCTGGAACAGGGATCACGGTTAGGTTGACTTTCTTTGCTGTCACGGTGACAAGAGAAGAGATGACAGATGGGTCACTTTCCCATCCATCCACCGTCATGTATGTCACTCGATACCAATATGTTCCAGTAAGGTTACCTGCTACTCCAGCATCAACTGGGATAGGGCCTGTTTTTTCAAGCCTCATATAATCAAGAATCATCTGGGCTTGATACCCACCTGCTGCCTGAGCCCTAAATCTTATCGCTGTGATGTTATTCCAGTTTGGGGCACCTGTTGCTGTAAAGGCACTCTTTCTCAGTTTAAACTCAAACGCAACATTTGGGGCTGAGGTAGCTGTCCACTCCGCTAATGTATCCAAGTGAAGGGAGTAATAAGCTGCCCAAGTTGGTTCACCCAAATCAAGATAGCAATTGGTGAAAGCTGCATATACCCCTCTGATGAAATAAAGTGAGATGTAATCAGAGGTGGAAGAAGCTGATCCATCAGTATGAAGGGTAAGGTTTTTAGCGGTGATGGTCTTACTGGCTGTCATTGCTCCAGCAACAGTAGAGAGGAATTGAACACACTGACTCCCATAGATTTGATGGATCTTATCATCTGTTGCTGTTCCATTTACCATCGTCCAATCAGTATTCTCTTCAAAATTCTCAATCAGCTTACAATCCTTTGGGGAGTTAACCCCAATCTCAAAAGGTGTCTCTCCATAACGATAAGCAATCACTTTATTAGTCTGATCACAAATAAGAGAAAGGTCATCAAATTGAACAATGGTGCAAAGGTTGGTTGTGGAGAGGCCTGAGTAGCGTTCTGTGAATGTACCAGCAGCTCCAGAGTAGAGTTTTCCATTAGAGACAGCAAGGTCAAGATTAAGAAGAAGGGTGGGAGCATAATAACCCACCCCATAAACTCCACTTGATCCAGTCAACTCAGTAGAGTTATATTTCACCCATCCCTCTCTTGTATCAAGGGAGGTCTTTCTGGGAATCATATTTTGGATGAGTTTGATAACCCCAGGTTGGAGAGAGGTAGAATCATCATAGCTGTTCATCCCAATAACGTTTTTGAGTAAGCGAGGGACAATTTTAGGTGGCACCCTGTTCTCCTTGGGGGGAAGGTGCTGGTAATCCTACCCCTGCTGCATACTCCTGATACAAAGCTGCTGCCATCTGAGCATCCCGATTCTTGATTGACCATCTGTAACAAACATAAGGGATGAGATAGCGGTGGAGGGTGGGAGCAAAGTTTGGAGACACTTTGTCATCATACAGTCCACTATCCATAGCAGAGATTGTTAAAGAGTAACCTCCTGCTCCAATAGTAGCTGGTGTAGCATGAAAGTTGATTGTTTGGAGGGAGGCAATCAACTCTCTGCATATCCATGTTACTGTACCATCTGTCTGCTTCGTTCCAAGAGTGGTTGACCAAACTGGTTCAGTTATAGCATGAGAGGTTCCTCCAATGATGCACTCATACATATAACCATTACCTACAGTTGGTATGATGTAGGTGGAAAGATGTACCCCTGTTGCTGGCCAAATCACATAAGCAGTAGCAGCAACCCAACTTGCAAGGGTGATTATGGTTGGGGTGAAATAAAAGTAGAGAGGCTTTCCAGAGATGGTGAAAACTCTCCCAACGGAATCAAGTGTGAGTTCATCAAGAGGTACCCCATTCTGATTCTCAATCCTGATCGCTTCAATAAACTCCCAAGGGAGATTATAATCCTTATCCCCACTTACCACCGTTAAAGGGATGACTTTTGGAAACACCTTCCCTTTGGTGCACATATCTTTGATACCATCATTGATCCAATTATGCACATCAGTTGCATCAGCATAGGATGAGCCTGCTGTCTTCTCTGCCATTAAGGTACGAGCATCTGTCTCAATCTGTAAGCGATTCATCTTTCACTCTCCAATGTCAGCTTGCCAAAATCCCCCACCCTGTTTCTGCCTTGTTTCAAAAAGGGTTGAGAGTTTCTTCTTTCTCTCTTCTTCCTCTGGAGTAAGTGGCTTTCCTGCAGGACGTTTTGCAATCTCCATTAGGGATTTGAAGGTTGAGATTGGCTGGGGAGCTTCCTTCCCTTGTTGTTCACCCAATTTCCTTCCAATATCTGCCCACATCCCTGTAACACCTTGCTCACGGGTAAATTGACCAGTGAGGCCAGGAATCTTTGATCCTTCTCCAAACCCTCCTGCAAATCCTTTTGCGAGGGTACCTACTGCCTGACCACCTTGACTGAGTAAACTTGTTATCCAACCCATCTCTTTCTCCTTTTCTCAAAGCGTGTCAATTGTTGATAAGGTTTCATCCAACATCATGTGAAAGGGCAAAATTATCGTCACTTGGAATCAGAGGTTCATCTGACACATCCTTAACCCTATCTCGATGTGAATCAAGTTGAAAGTCCTCGTCCTCATATTGAGCAAGTAACACTGAAAAACGAGCCGCCTGTTTCGCCACTTGTTTATCCCATCCTTGGTTAGGTTGCTGTCGATTTTTCATCTCAAAGCAATCAATCAAAGCTGCAGCTTGGATAAGAGGTTCGGGGAGTTTAGGGGAGTCTGAGTCCGCTAATGTAACAGCTCTAATCTTACCATAAATTCTCACAGGGACGACTTGAGTCACTGGAGGGTAAAGCTCAATTTGAATCGCCCCATCCACCGCTTTCCCTGCATAAGCCCAAAAAATTGGGGAAGAACCAGTAGAGGTGCGGGCAGGGTCGATATTATTGAAATAAGATTGACTCTTCTTACCCAATGAGATTTGATAGATTACATTAAAGATGATCCCAAAAGAAGGATCGACAGAGTAAAGTGATTTGAAGATTGAGTAACTTGTTCCAGCTGCAACCACCCCTCCTGGCCAGTCCTTTAAGGTTACTTCAAGAGGGTTGATGAAGGAGGAGATCTCAAAGAAAGCATCTCCGTAATATACCTTCATAAATCTCCCAACCATTGAAGAGGTAAAAGCTGTCCCTACTCCTGTAACAACACCACTCGCATCCACCTTAACTGTCCCTGTTGAGTATAAGCCAACGGTGTAGATTTGACGCTGGAGTTTAAGCTGTGACCAATCTCTTGAGCATAGCTCTTCATAGCTGGTTTGGATGATTGATTTAACCAAATCGAGATTTAACCCAGGAGCATATTTTAAGATGTCATTCGCTATCATGGAAAGTGACATGAGATCCTCCACTTAGAGTACAGACGCTAACACAATAATTGCTACAATCGACCCAATCATCCCAATTGTTTGCCATTTATTTTTCTTCTCAGCTTGATCAGCCAACTTTAAAGCTCGATCAGTTAGCTCTTTCTCTTTTTCAAATGCTTCTTTATATATCCCAGTCCTCTTTTGCTCAACCTCAATCAGCTTATCTTTAAGATCCAGCTCCCTCTGCATAAGTTCTTTCTCTTTCTCAAGATTCTTAACCTTATCTTTAAGCACGTCAACTTGCTGTTTGAGTAAGGGATGCTCTTCTGTAATCCGATAAAGTTTCTGAGCATCATCTTGATCGAAGCAAGTTTGCTGACTTAAAGCCGCTTTTGCGAAAAGCAAGAACGAGATCATTAGGATCAGTAGGCACAATGATCTCACCCATCTGATACTCAAGCTGTGCATATTTATCCTTTAGTTTTTGGTATTCACCATTCAAGCGAATACGTTCTGCTTTAACTTTTGAGAGTTCTTTCAAAAGAGTACTGCGTTCATTATCTAACCTGGTGACTTCATTCTCCAGTTCTCTTTGGATGATGGCTTGATCACCAACAATCCAATCTCTTACCATCTTATAACCAGTCCCACCATAAGCAATGGCAAGGAGAGCAAAGAGAGTAAGAGCTCCAAAGATAATCCACTTCCAAAGTTGCATCTTTTACCTCTTACCCACCAAAATTAAACCACTTCCCTGTAATCAGTCTACCACAAAGAATCATCCCACAAGCAATCCCAAGAACCCAAACAAAAAGATACCAGCCCATTTTGCTCACCTCCTTAAAGAATCTCTTTCAATCTGTAAATTCTTCTCACATACCCAATCGTCTCTTTACAATGCTTTCCAGTTACTGAGCAAAGAGAAATTGAAACCTCTTCCCAACTGTCTGAGTTAGCCAGCTTCCTTGCTTTCTGGATATTTCCCATTCCTGCATTATAACCAGCAAACATAAACTTTCTTCTCTCTCCTGCTTTACAGATGGATTTGAAAAAGTGATCAACAGTTCGATCATACTTAATTCCACCTTGGATGCTTTCCTCTGGATTCCATCGATTCTTCACTTTTAATTCTATTGCAGTGGCTGGCATGATTTGCATCACTCCAACTGCCCCACACCATGAGACAGCGTTTGGGTCAAGATTGCTTTCTGCTATTCCTTGAGACTTAAACCATTTCCAATCATCAAAAGGAAAGTAGAATTCTCCCCATCGTTTGAAGGAAAGATCATATTTTACTGTGTATGCTGCACTCTCACCTGTACAACTAAGCAAAAGCGAGAGCGATAGCAAAAAGACCCAGAAGGATAGAGATCGCAATAGGGTTCTCCTTGATGACCACATCTGTGTCAAATGCTTTGAAGTAGTAATTGTCGATCACTTTGTAAGCTCCAAATAAAAGAGCCATAAATAAGATTTTTCTCGCTGTTGCTGTTATGATAGTCTCAATCATTTTTTTCCTCCTCTAAAATATCAATAAGCATAGTTGTTTTCTCTTTTGCCTCTTTTAAGAATTGAATCATTGCCTCCCGATCATTCAATGCCCACTCGTTAACTGCTGAATGGTAAGCTTTACGAATATCCCTAAAAGCAATTTTAATGAGTTCTTCCATCATTTCTTTGTTTGCTTTTTGATGTCCAACAGTATGCTTATAAGCTTTTCTTGATCCCTTTCTCTCTGCTCATCCCTCTTCTTATTGTCCTCTTTTATCTCAGTTTTGATCTCTTTTACCTCCTGTTTAATCTCCTTGGTCTCTTGACAGATAATCTCAATAGTTTTCTTATTCTCTTTCTCATTTGCTTTCTGAGCATAGATTTCTTTAACAGTCCATGATATAAATATAAGACACAGGATAGTTATTCCAGTAGTAGCCCAAAAGAACCACTTACTATCTAACAGACGATGCCAGAATTTCTTTTCATTTCTTAAACCCTCAATCTTCTCTTTGATACATTTATGATCTAAACAAAATTCCTTTTTGCCAGTTTCTAAAGTCATTCTCAACTCCTTCCTATTGGGATGACATAAAGAGGTTCCTCTTCTATCTGTAATACTCTTTTAACTCTATCATCCTTAAATGCACCTATCATTACAGTTCCCAATCCTAATGAGACAGCCATTAAAGAGATATTTTGTCCAACATGACCAGCCTCTATTAGCGTATACCGGTACCCTCTCCTCTTTCCATAATGGCTAACCATTCGCTCATAGTTTGCAGCCACAACCAAATCCAATGAGGCTTCCTCCACGCATTTCTGACCAAGACAGGCATTACAGAGTTCCTTCTCCTTCTCTGTATCACTAATCACATAAATCTTGAGAGGATGAATACCTCCAGCTGATGGTACCTTCGAGGCTGCCCAGAGGAGTTTGTCAATCTCTTCCCTGGTAACCTCCCCCTCTTTGTAATGTCTAACTGACTTCCTTTGGCTGATCGCTTCTTCCAATGTCATTTAAGAACTCATTAAATCTTCCCTTTGTCTTACCCCATCCTGGTATCTCATCAGCTTCCATCCAATCTTTAGGTTGTTGTCTAAATTGTTCTCTCTTCATTCTCTTGTATGTAAAGTTACGAGAATGATTAATGTGAATAGAAGGAAATGCTGCTTTGTAAGACTCCACTCCACCAATACGATCTTTTACTGGTACACCTTTTGGTGGTGTAAAACCAAGGGAACGATCATGACCATATTTCTCCTCTTGTTCAAGAGCTTTATGAAAGTGTCTAAGGAGAAGTTCTCGATAAGCACACATGAGAGATTCATCACTTCCATAATAGGTTAATGCTTGTCCAGTCGCTGCACTAACATACCATTTGTTCACATCGAAACAGAATACATCCTCTCTTGAAGGAGTGGCGTTGAAGTGGGAAGGATGATAGAGCACATCATGTTCAACGAGGAAGATGATGTCAGTAGGACACTCTTCTAATCCCTTTATGGTTTGTTTATAGATAGAGATAATACCACGAGGATGGTTGAGAACAAAATTCGTTCCGAAGTCAATGGGATAGTGAGAGACAGAGATGATGGGATAGCCATAGAGTTTCATACATCGTTTGAGTTGTTCCTGACACACTATCAAGATGCGTTCCTTACATCTATTGTCAGTGTAGTAGACCAATCCTTTATCCACTCACCACCTCACGTAGGATGTCATCAAATCTCCCCAATGTTTTCCCCCATCCTGGAACTTCATCCGCATAAACTAACTCTGGAGGAGGTGTATGACGTTGCTTTCCGTTAAACCCAAAACGAGAGGTTGAAAAGTTATCAGGATGCCGAATGTCAAGATTGGGAAAGTCTGACTTAAAGGTTCTCATGTGAAAATGCTGTACCCCTTCCCACCTCTTTCCAATTGCGTGCCCCATTCCCTTTGAGTATCCAACCTTTTCAAGAAAAACTAAAAAGTCGGTGAGCCATTTAACCAACACCTTCCGATAGGCAACAATGCAACCATTACTCCATGAATGGTAGAATAAGGCTTTACCAGTTTCAGCATTGATAGACCAACGATTCATGTTGTAGTAAATCTCATTGTCTCTTGGAGGAGTAAAAGAGAAATGGGTAGGATGATAGAGGAGGTCATGCTCGATGAGAAAGACAATATCTGCTGTACTTGCTTGTAATCCAGTCAGAATTTGCTTATACATACTCACTGAGGAGCGAGACAACTCCATCACGATGTTCTTACCAAAGGTGAGAGGTTGCTGTGAGACTGAGATGATGGGAAAGTTATACTCTCTCATACACTTTTTAAGTTGTTTCTGACAGCTCATGAGGATATCTTCCTTGCAATGACTGTCTGTATAGTAAACCAATCCCTTCGTTACAGGTTGAGGTTCCCAATCAGGTACTGGGGCAAACTTCTCGATCAACCATGAGAGAGGATGCTTTGCTAAAGGCCACCTATCCTTCAACCAAAGCTGTTTTGAATAGGCTCTTGCCTTACCCGTACCAGAATTAGGGTAGGGAAATCCAAAATCTTTCCCCTGCGTGCGGAACATATGAGCAAACCACGTTTTCTTATTGACAGCCAACCTTCCACCTGATAGCCATGCCTTACAAGCTATCTCTGTCCCCATCTGGCCCCACGAACCATGGTTCTCATCCATCCCACCTAAGTCCCAATACCTCTGCCTATGCATAAACCAACAAGCCCCAATGAGGGACATCGTGTCAGCAATCTCACCCTTTGATGACTCCCGCTTTCCCAGAGCACCCCAGTAGTTAAACTTCAACTCCTTATCAAACCGCATGAAATCTGACACCCTATTCAATCGAGGTTGCCATACAATCACTCTCTCAAACTCAGTGGTATTATCACATTTAGGGCATGAGGTTGGGGTAAACCCTTGGTACCTTTTATCTCCACACTTCTTACATCTCCAATCAAAAGCATAGAGGTTGTACATTCGTGGGATGATTGTCCAGTCATACTCACAGTCAGCCATCAGTTTGACATCAAACCCCTTATCAAATGAGCAGTGAGCGTCACATTTCATAACGAACTCAGCCTTTGAGAGTCTCGCTGCCTCATTGGTTGCTGCTCGCTGACCGATTGGTTGAGAGTGATAGATGAGGTGGACTCTTGGATGATCCTGTATCGGAGGATCAGGCCAATTTCCATCACAGACAGCAATTATCTCAGTATCACCCTCAATATTCTCAAGGATGTTCTCAATCGTCTTGGTTAGGAACATCTCATTCCGAGCTGGAATTAAGATTGATAAGGTCTGCACGTTCGCTCCTACCATCCTTTGAGGCTCTGACATTAGTTTACTCCTTGAATCACCTTACAAATCCGATCAACATCACAATCTCGAAGGAAGAGATGCAGGGGTAGGGTTAGGGCTTGGTGAGAGAATTCCTCCATTCCCTTACATCCATTCTCCCTCTCAAATCCTCGATACATTGGATAGAGATAGTTTGGTTTATAATGACAACCAAATTGAACGTCGTTCTCCTTTAAAGCCTGCATCACCCTTTCCCTCTCTTTACACCTCACCACCATGAGATGGTTGGAACTTTGAGAGTCAGGAGATTGAGTAAGAAGTTGAACCATTTCACACCCAGCCAACCCTTTCCTGTATAAATCTACCAACTCCTTCCGCCTCTTATTATCTAAATCCACCCTCCCCAACTGTCCCCTTCCAATCGCTGCAGTGATGTCATTCATGTGAGACTTATAACCTAATTCAGGGACATCATACTCCCAACTATATCCACCCTCTTTGACTCGATCTGCTGTGGATTTATCAATCCCTAACCACCTTAGTTGCTTAGCCTTATCAGCGATCCATTTCTCAGAGGTAACCAACATTCCTCCATCCCCTGTGGGGAGGTTCTTCACAGCATTGAATGAGAAGCAGGCTAAGCGAGAATCACTACCTACCTTCCTCCCCTTGTAGGTTGCCCCACAGGCATGAGCACAATCCTCAATCACATCCACTCCAAACTTATACAATCTGTCTATATCCAATGGTTGCCCACCATAGTGGACTGCCATTATAAGGCCAGGATTGATCTCATGCAAAAGACATTCAACTGAGTCTAAATCCATCTGACCTGTGGTAGGATTGATATCGGCAAAGAGTATCTCATATCCTTGATGGAGTAGGACGTGATTAGTACTGATGAAGGTGTTTGGAGTAGTGATGGCTACACTCTTTACACCATTCAAGCAAGCAACAGCAGTCTCTAAGGCTCCTGTGCATGAGCTAAATGCCACAGCGTATTTCGCCCCAGTGTAGGAGGCAAATTCCTTCTCAAACTCTTCCACCTCTGGGCCTAAGCCAATCCATCCTGAGTCCAATACACGGAGGACGTTATCTCTTGCTTCTTTACAGATGTAGGGTCTGAAAAGGGGGATCATGCTTTCTCTCCAATTCCAACAGTAAGTCTGCGATCCATCTTAATCTCTAACTCTTTAATCCCTGCATACTCAAACAGGTCTCGCATCCCATCTGTGAGATAGCGATAGGTGTCAAGTGGATATTTATGTTCCTTCCAAGTATGAGGAGCAATGATACAGATATACTTGGTGAAATAGGAGGTGAGATGTTTAAGCCACTCCCAGGGACGTTTAACGTGTTCCATCACCTGACCACTGATCACCACATCAAATGCGAGATCAATATTCCCAAATCCAACGATATCAACATTGGGGCCAGGGATGATATCCATTCCAACGTATTTAAAGGTTGGCTCAAACAGTCTCCGATAGTTACGAACACCTCTTGAACCCACATCAAGGATCGTTGCCCCCTTCATCTGAGAGAGATATCGATCTCTGAAATCTGCCATCAATAGCATGCTTGTTCTATCCATTATTTCCTCACCCAAAACCAACTCGGATGAACATCATTCGTGATGTACCATGGAGTGATGTTATGAGCATGGGTGTAAGCATTTACTGCTTCCATGACACCAATCTTTGAGATGTGAAAGTAGTCATGCCCAGAGACAATCCCCCCAACTCTAACCTTCCTCACCCATGTAATGAGGTCAGTCATTATATCATCAAAGAGGTGAGAGGCATCGATATAAACGAAATCAAGGGAGGCATCAGCGATCTCCTTTGCAGCCTCCACACTTATCATTCGCTTCACCTCAATGTTACATCCCTCCAACCGTTTCATTGCAGTAAGATAGCGAGATTGCTTGAGTTCACCAAACCAAGGGTCAACACAGATGAGTTTGAGGTTGGGATTGGCATCCAATAAGACCCTGGCGTTCTCTCCCTTATATACACCAATCTCTGCTCCAATCTTATACTCTAAATCGAAGAATAACTTTGCAAGATCACCACGAGAGAAGCTATTCAGCTTACTGCTGTATGGAAGAATCCCACCATGCATCCTAAACTTATGCCAGATGTATTTATCTACATCCACAGTTTCATCCTCTTGGAACTGGTGCAAATTTATCAAACAACCATAAGAATTTTCTTGTCTGTAAGGGCCATAGATTCTGCTTCCAGAGATGTAAGGCATACTCAATGGATTTGGCCCTCTCTGCTGTCCTCCCAGGATAGTCAACGGAGGGTTTAGACCAATGAGCGTACCAAGTGTTTCTGTTCAACACATAGCGTCCTCCAGAGAGCCAAGCCTTCAAACAAACCTCCTGTGCCTCTCTTCCCATCGTGCCATAGTTAACATCATCCAACCCTCCCAGATCAAAGAACCTCTTCCGATGCATGAACCAACATGAGCCTTGAGAGGTCATCAAGTCTACCATCATCTGACCGTTGACCCTCTCTGCGTACTCAGGCCACTCCTTCCCTCTTAGAGAGGATCGCCTGATGTATTGAAACTCATGAATCTCGTCTGTCCTCTTCCCATTTACAACATCTAATCCATATCGAACAGGGACAACTGTCCAATCTGGTTCACAATCGGCTTTCAACTTCTCATCAAATCCTTCATCAAAGATACAATGAGCGTCACACTTGAGGAGATACTCCCCTTTAGAGATGCTCGCTGCAGAGTTGATTGCAGGTCGCATCCCCTGAGACACTCCCCGATGGATGAGGATTAGATTGGGATGATCTCTTACTATTGGAACAGGCCACCACCCATCCAGTACTACAATCACCTCAATCTCCCCTTTTGCCTTACTAAAGATGTCATCAACCGTTTGTTGGAGATAAGGTTCATTTCGAGCTGGAATGATTACTGAGACTTTTCCCATATTTCTATCCTCAACTTGGAGATGGACTTGGAGAGATAGAGGGTGAGACAGATGGACTCACACTTGCTGAAACACTCTCCGATGGACTCCATGATGGGCTAACAGATGGACTAATACTCGCTGAGGGAGACCATGAGGGTGAAACACTGGCCGAGATTGATGGGCTGAGACTCAGAGATATAGATGGGCTTATACTCGGAGAGATTGATGCACTGATTGAAGGTGACACACTGGCTGAGACACTCTCAGATGGTGACCATGAAGGCGAGACTGATGGACTGATCGAAGGTGAAATACTGGGTGAGATAGATAGACTTACTGAGGGTGATACACTTGGAGAAAGCGAAGCACTCGGAGATACACTGGGAGATATTGATGGTGAAATCGATGCACTAATTGAGGGGCTAATTGAAAGTGATATGGATGGACTCAATGATAGAGAGATAGACGCTGATGGTGATAAAGAAATTGATGGTGAAACAGATGCTGAGATTGAAGGTGAGATCGAAGCACTTGGCCCTACTCCTGCTGCTATCATAATCCATGTAGCGACTCCAGCAGTTATATCCACAAGAGCATAAAGATTATCTCCAACAGTATCCAACCATAAGGTTGGTACGTTGTAGGTGTTATCAGTCACCACTGGCCATCTTGGCATCGTTACATAAGGTACAAAGCTACTACCCCAACCTCCTGCAGTTCCCCAAGGCATCTTACTACCTCCTTATTGAGTACAAAGTTGCATTGTGATTAAAGTATCAACTGGGTTTCCAGCATTTCCAGTAATCTTGAATCTTATATATGGTAAATAGGGTGGGGTGAATTGATATATCTGAACCGTCTCTACAGCTAAAGCAGCAACGATATCAGGAAATCCATTTGGAGTTGCAAAGTTTGCAGGTGTATCATCATAGGACATCTCATAAAAGACTCGCAGGGTTGGTACGCCTGCCACAGATGTAGCTTTCAACCATGCACTGAAATACCCAGAGTTATGTTCAATCTTAAAGATTCCACTTGTAATGGTAGCAATCCCATTAACAAGTTCACTTTCCCAAACTTTGGTGTTCCCTAAGATACCAATAATGGAAGATGGCATTTTATTCTCCTTTTGAAAAAGAGGCAGAAGGGAGAGCTTTAACCCTCCCCTCTGTCAGTTTGTTGGATGGATGGTTACGATCCCATCACAAGCACATCAAGGTTGAAAACGGTGCCAGCATCTGTATCTACAGCACTGGTTTTATGACATACGATTGCACCAGTAGTCTCATTCCAAACAAGACCGACAGGTGCATTTACTACTACCGTTCTGACAACTATCCCCATTACACAATCAAGGATAGAGAGTCCAGCAATTGCTGCAGTAAGCCGAACTCCCTCTACTTGATAAGAGGAGATAACAAAGTGGACTCTATGCACTCTCTTATCACCCATGACAGTGATTGGGGTTATTGTATAAGTACAAGTTGCAAAAGCCATTTTTGTTTACCTCCTTACTGTGAGATTCGCAGGAAGCAACCAACTGCTTCACTTGCTGCGACCTGCAATCCATTGAGTAGCCAACCAATCTCTGGGATGCCATGAGCTGCTGCAATGATAACTCCACCAGCGGTTGTCCCCTGAGTCAGCCTTGGTGTACCGATGAGAATCCCTGCTGCTGCATTTGTAATCGCACAAGGCCCCCAGGTCTGAGCCCAGAAGTAATATTGGATTGTTGCAGTGGTTGCAGGAACTGCAATCGGTGCCACCCCTACTGGGATGCCAGTTGGGACTGCAGGGCACTGGATGACTCCCTGCCAAGGGTTCGCCACCACGGTGATGTTAGAGGCTGCAGCTATAGCCACCACGAGTGGATCATAGATATAAGCATATCCTCCAGTGACCAAAGCACAAAGGGTGTTACTCTTGATCTTGTAACACATCCCAAGGCCAGCTCCTTCATTGACCCAGAGATAACCATTGGAGTAATAATTCTTGGCAATCACTGCTGTCGTTGGAAGGAGAAAAATCTTTGTTTCACCAATGGCGTGAACATAAGTAGCAACCATATTCCAATGATCGGCAACAGTAACAGCATTCTGAAGAAGGTTTGCTGCAACTAAAGCAACTCCTCCATTCAATGCCCAATGGTAGACTCTTCCATCACTCATCCTACATTTGTCACCAAGTTGGTGTTTGGAGATTCCCGACCCAACGGTGACTGTATCATACTCATAAATTGACTTGAGAGGGATAACTTCATCCCTTGCTGCTGTTCTTACAACATATCCTTGAGCCATCTTACTACCTCCTTTGGTTTTTGTCTGCCTCTAACTCCTCATTGTCTTGAGAAGCGGAGGAAAAAGGTTATCCTCCCATACTTATATCCCTCCTGGGAGGTTGGAGGGGTTGAGGTTGGAAAGGAGAAGAGCCCTCAACATTCTCTCATCTTAAGTTAATCCTGACATTTGTCCCTGAACTCTTGGCTGAACATTTAAGAGATTCCCCATTGTGAGGAGCTGCCTAACGTAAGCATCAGCATCCACAGGGGTTTTCTCTGGTGTCCAGTAGAAATTACGTTTTCGGTTGAGCGCCAACTTCCAGTAATCGGTGTTCATAAAGAAGATATAACCAGCTGGACAGTGGTTATCGACGATGATCTCACAGTGACCATTGAAGTTAATCCCTGTAAAACCAACCTGAGCAAGCTGACTCTTGCTATCAAGAAATCGCTGTTGAGGCTGAATTCTTGCCCAAATCTTATCATAGATCGTTTGGGTGGTGAAAGCAAGGTCAGGTTTCTTTTGAGCAATCGTACAGCTACCGATCATCGAATTGATGGCGTCAATGGTGACTGCCCCACCCGTTGAGTCAAGCTGTGACCTCCACCAGGTGTTTAAAGTGGAACGATCAATCCCACCATAGGTAGTGTAGAGCGTTCCATTGTCGATCCCATTCAGTAATCCATCGAAATCTTTTGATGCATTCCCTGTACCGTCTGAGAAGAACATGGTTGCAAAATCATCATGAGCGGTAAGAGTTGCGGTCTCCATCTTACTCGCAAGCAAACCGATGATCTTCCTATCCCCTTCTGTCTTTGCTAAATCATCACCAGGGATCGTGACGTTGACGTAGTGGTTTTTCCAATCCCACTCAGCGTAGGTTTGGGTCTGTTTATAGCTGATGTCAAATGGGTCAAGCCCTTTATAACTTCCACTTGCCAACTTCCCATAGATGATGGGCTGAGCAATCTTCAATCCACTATCAAAGACAATCTGACCCTTTGCAAGCAGCTTTGTCAAGATAGCATTACCAATAAAGATTTGCTCAAGAGCTTTTGGTAGAAACTGCTTGAGAACAGCAGCATCCAGATCATCATAACTTAATGTCATATCAGTAATCCTCCTTTTTTCAAATTTTTTGTGCTTTCAATCTACCCTGTCATCAAAGGAGGAAGTTTTTGCTAACCTTTTCTTGAGAGTCTCCTCTCAAGGTTTTGCTTCTTCCTTAGCTCGATCAGCCAGAAAGCGTGAACCAGCATCTTCAAAGCTTTTTGGCATCTCTTTTGGGAGCTCGAAATTAATTGGAACAGCTCCCGATCCTGATTCAATGTTTGTATTCCGCTTTGCGAGTTCCTCTTCCATTCGAGGCTTGAGACGAGTCTCAACCTCTTTATTAAAGATTTCCTCCCCATAAGCTTCTTTATCCTCGTAAGCTTTATTGAGATCGGTGTACCCTCTTTTTAATGCAACATCCAGTACCTTATCAGCATCCAATTCAGGATTTTTGCGATAGAGGTCGTTAAGTTGCATTGAGAGTTTTAACATCCGATTCATATGGGTCATCTTTGTTTCAAACTGGGTCATCATCTGTTGAGCCCCACGATTGATTTCCTCAATCAGTTTGTTGTAGCGAGGATCATCACCTTGCTGTCCACTCTTCATTTTCCCCTTTCCCTTTCCACCTTCATCACCACTTCCACGAGAGCTGATGAACTCTGTAAGCAGGTCTTTGTTTTGTGTAGACCAATCTTCCCATTCTTGCAATCCTCCATCAAGCTCACTAACTTGATTTGAGAGGGTGGCAAGCTGAGTCTGTAATGCTTTGGTTGACTCATTGAAAGATTGGAACTTCTTCTGCACCCCTGCAAGCATAGCTTTGTGGATTTTTTGGAGTTCAGGGTTAGCGTTGATGATTGCCAAATCCTCTTTGGATGCAAACTCTACATCCTCATCCAACCATCGCATCGAAGCTGGTGCTTCTCCTTTCAAAGTGAAAGGATTCCATTTGAAATTGATTGATCTCATTTTTGTTCTCATCTCTGTCTCCTTTTTTCTTCTGCTCTTCTCTGTAAAAAGAGAAGAGTTTATAGAAGAGGGAGAGGTTAAATTATCAATAAGCGAATTGATCTTCCTCTGCCTCACGTTTCACCTTTGGAGGTTTCATCCTTCTTCTTCCACCGCCTCCACCTCCACCCATCATTCCTTCCATTTCTCCCCCTCCTCCAGGTTGGCCACCCGCTCCAGCCATCCTTTGTACCCCTTGCTGGAGAATTTGAACCACCTGACCAACCATCTCTTGAAGGGCAGGATTCATCTGTGCTGCTTGGATGAGTTGCTGAGCACCACTCATGAGAAGACTGGCAGATTGTTCCTCTCCACCACCCTGTCCTCCCATCTGTTGCTCTGGCCCCATACCAGCAAGCTTGGAGAGCTTTCCAACAATGGCTGGGTCTTCATCCATCATCTCTGGCCCCATCCTTCCCTTACCTGTCTTTGGAGGGAGTCTATTTTCATCTCTTGGCATCGCTGTTTACCTCCTTCTTTTCTCTTCCTTGTTAGGGTATTACTGAATCAGACCACCCTTCTTACCACCCTTCTTAATCCCTCCACCAAGCTTTCTACCTCCACCTTTTTTAGGCATCTGCTTTCACCTCCTTTCTTTCTTGATCTATATCTATTCCAAAAAAAGCAGCCAACAACATTCGGCAAATTGCATGATCCTGCTTTTTAGACATTCTTCCACACTTACAAGCCAAGTAGCCATCATCATTCAATCTAAAAAGTTGACCACAAATTTCGCAAGAAAATTGCATCTTCCCTCTTATGTATAAACAACATTAACTGTAACTGCTGCTCCTGGAGGTGCTACTCCAGCTGTCCCTCCAGTAAGTACTGTTGCCACCTGTAATCCAGCTGCAAAAGCTGCCCCTGCCACACAGAGAAGAATCGTTCCTTTGAAAGAGGCTGGAACCTCAAGAACCCAATCTGGTACGGTTGTTCCAACAACAACAGCCTCAGCATTGTCAAAGAGTTTAACATAGGAGATGGCAGCGTTGAGGGAATTATCGACATAGACAGCATAGAGTATGCCAGCCGATGCTTTAACAACAACAGCAGCATTTCCGTTGCTGGTGTCCTTAAAAAGATAAGTAGCTAATGCGGTAAGTGTAAGATTCGTGACTGCCATTTTTTATTCCTCCTTTTTATGGAACTTGGGGCTCCTGAAAACCAAGTTCAGTTTTCTTTCCTCTGAGAAGATTGGCAGGGAGTTTTGCTGGAGCCCGCTTTCCTCCAAATCCTCTCATCCCTCCATTCCCTCCACCTTGTTGGGCTGCAATCATTGCCATCTCTTTCTGCTTCTCTCCCATCCTCTCCATAATCTCATCACGGTTGGGGAACTCAAGAGCATCCAAAGCTGCCCTTTCATCAATCAGCCCTGTCTGGAAGAGCTGCACCGCCATCAATCCTTTCTGCCATTTGGTCATCGCAAGAGAGGAAGCAGGGATAACCTTAAATTGGTAATCTTTGAAAACTGACATCCCTTTCTTTTGGATAAGCTCTCTAATCTTCTTCCTTTCAAAGAGATACTGTTCAACCTTTCCACTTTCTCCAACCATATTAAAAATTCTGTCTGCTGTATAGTAGGCAAAGATGCGAGGAATCAACTTCTGACCGATTCGTTGAATCATCCCTTCAAGCTGGCGAGCTTTCAGCCTAATTGTGGTCTGAGCCATCATTGCGAGGCTGTTTCTGCTGAGGATGACCACCCCATTTCTCCTTATAAACCAGTTACCTGTGATAGTTGTAGGACACCAAATTGGACCAGAAAAGTCAACAATGGTTATCTCTTTCTGATTGAAAATATTATTGAGACCAACTTGCTTTGTTTGTTTACAAGTAATTTTTATTGGATCTACATAACAGTCTTTTTTATGTTTTTCATTTTTATTTAATTGAAACTTTAATGATGTAGAAATACCAAGAAGGGTTGCCAGCATTTGAAATTGATCTGCAAGTTCTCTGTCAGAGGTATTATAAACAGTGCTGACTGTATTCTCTTTTCTTTCTAAAGCTGTACCATCCCCTCTTAACATCGTCTCATAAAGAACTTTAAGAAGATATGGTTTTGTTGAGGTTAACTCTTGGTACCCAGGTCTCTTATCAGGAAATAAGTTTTTAACGATTTGAGAATCTTTTGTTGAGAGTACCCAAGCTTTTACATCTCTTGTTTGCATTTTTGTGTTAAACTTAAAACCACAAGCAGTTAAGCATTTCTCAATCTTTACACAATTCTCTGGATTCTCCTTTATTGATTGAGAGAGTTTAACTTCAGGATATTCATAAGCTCTGCTATCACCTTTTCTATCTCTTGAATATTTGTGTGTGATACATCCTTCTGCCACCAACCATCCAAGAAATTCCATAATATGAGGAGAATAGATCCCTCCAACTTCTTTCTCATCTAACTGTGCTGCAGATGGAATCCAATGATTTGTATTCAACTCTGTTGACTTAACTCTTTTGTACTTCCCTTCTTTAAAAGTTCCTGTTATAGAGGTTGATCCTACAAGCCATTCGTGATTTGGTGTCACCAAAGCATCAATCTGTTTATTCTTAATCTCAATCATCGGCCCTTCATATTTCTCTTGAACATTCACTCGAAGGAGAGGTGACCACACCCCTAACTCTGTCTCCTCATCCATACAATAAATTTGATCTTCAGCTTCTAACTCATAAACATGCTTCCATCCTCTTTTTGTCAAACATTCTGTTTCAAAATCCACACATTCGATTGCAACACCCGAAGTCACCTGACCTGGCCTCCTCCCTTCGGTCACCTCTGTAATCCCTGACAGCTTTTCCAACCCATTAATAAGCATCGTTGAGAGAGACATTACATAAGCTGGAAGAGCTGGAGGAGCTTCCCTTCTAAGCTGTTTACCAGGTCTCACCTTAACATGACTCCCAGGTTCGTTGGTGAGGCGTGCCCAATCCTCTTTAGAAAGGGCATCCTGATCCCCAATCCAAATCCCATTCCCCATAAGGATGGCGTTCTCCATTATCCCTGCAAGGAGCTTGTTGAAGAGAATCTGAGGAGACTCAAGTTGATCAATCTCATTACTCCCATAAGGAGAGTCAACATTAAATCCCCACTCCATACCATCAAAGGGATGGTTACCATCAAGATAGGGGTTGGCCCCATCCTCAATTGGGCAACCTCCAGCAATGATGATATGTCTCCAATTTGGGAAACTGAGCTTATCATCCTTTCTGGTTGTTCGATCCCTAATCCACCAATCCCTTACAATAGATCGTGGGATGACTGAGCTTTTCTCTGTTGATGTTTTCTCCCAGTTAAAGAGGGTTCTCAGTTTATGGATGAGAGAATCTGGTTTGACCTCTTCAGAAATTAAATCTGATTTTATATCATCAGCTTTCTTTGGATTGAGATCTTTGAGGAGCTCAGTTGGTTTGATTGTCTCTAAGCAGCAATATTCTCCATATTGAAGGTTCCAGCTTCTTGTTACGAATGGGTCAAAGATGAAGCAACGGGGATCGATGACAACGAGGTCGATGTCACCTTTCCCATAATCAAGACTTTTATCATAGCAGGTGTTAAAGAGTGCAAATCCAAAGTACTCTTCAAGCATAACGAATTCGGTCAGCTTCTGCTCGAAGCTTCTCTCATCCAATATCCCTTCGATTGTTTTTTGGAGAATCTCAGCGACTGGGTCATCTTTCTGTGTCCTGCTTGCCACCACTATCGTTGGTCGACTGTCAGTAAGAAGGGCAGCTTTCCTCTCGACGATTTGGGAGAGGAAGTTCATCACAGCGTTGATTTTATATTTGGGGCGGCGTTCAGGCCACGTCTCTCCTTTGATTGTCTTGATCGCCTTATCCCAGTTCTTACTCGCTTTAGCACGAGCCTCACTACCCTCAGCATAGAGTTTACTGAGATACTTAAGAAGAGATTGTTCTCCGGTTGTCAAGGGCATATCACACCACTCGCTCTTTTTGTTTTCGCTGACTTAACCATCTTTGTTCCTCTCGATACTCTCTTTCCTCAACTGTCTCTTCATCAAGGAGAGTAGCATCTTCCTCAACTTCCCTCCCTCTGGTCACTCCCCCTTCAAACTCTTCCAGAGAGGGTTCAAGAAATGGGAGAGAGATAAGAGCAATATTATCCTGCTCTAATTTTCGAATCAATCTCTCCAATCTTCCCACCCTCTTATTAAGAGTAACCCAATCTGCCAAACTCATAATGTCAATCCCAATGTTGCTTCACCTCTCAGCTTCTTCTGCCTTGCAATCTCCTCCCCTCTTGCCTTATCCCCACAGAGGTTAGAGCAAAACTTCTGCCCAAATCTCTTTGAAGGAAACTCCTTCTTGCAATAAGCACAGATGGATTTCTCAAGAAGCAACTCAATCTGTCTCCAAGCAGGGTCGATTGAGGGAGCTGGAAGGTTGCCACTTTCTTGCTGGGCCATGAGTGAGCCTAAGATGAGCTGCCACCTGGGAATCTTCAACGTTATGTCTGCCAGCTCAGCAGCATACTCTCTGATGGAAGATGGGAGGATGGAGAGAAGCAGATTGGCTGCCTCCTCCAGTGACCCATGAAAGCTTTCCTCAATCAAAGGATGGGCTTCCTCAGCGTTGGTTGGGGTGGGGGGGTAGGTGGGAGCTTTTGGAAGCCTTCCTTTCACACCTTCAAGTATTTCTTCTGATAAGATTTGTTGTCCTCTTGTCATTTTATTTTCTCCTTTCCTTTTTACTCTTTCCCCATTTACTGAAGGAAAGTTT